ATCCAGTTAGTAATAGTACTAAGGATAATAATAATAACTTTTTCATTGTGTGTTTTTTAAATTTCGATTATTTTATAAATTTTTGTATTGAGTTGATTTAACTCATTATGCTGGGTAAGTAAGATACAATTTCTATAATGTTGCCATTCTACTTGATACTTAGTATCTACTACACCACCATTTAATTTTTTAATTAACTCGTTCAGAGCATTAATAGTGTAAAGAGTATTTGATTCTTTTTTTCTATGTACTAAAATAGTATTATCAGGTATAGAACCTACATTAGCTTGCTCAACATTGTAAGTAACAACATATTCGTTTTTCCCCACAATTTCTAAGACAAACATTTTATTATAGATTATACTATATCTTGATTGTATATTTTCGATAAGTGCATCAAGACCTTCTAAGTCTGTAAACGTACAAAATAGTTTGTTATTCAAATCTTTAAGATTTTCGATGCTGTTTATAACATCATATTCTGTATTATACATATTAAGTGGTCTCTCCAAAGTTGTAATCATAACCCTCTATTTCTTTTATATTTAATTTATATTTTTTGAAGACTTCTCTAATCTTCTCTAGTATATGTAATTCATTCTCATTAAAATCAAATAAAAACGAATCATAAGTATAAAGCACTAGCTTTGTCTTATATCCCCGTAATATACGAAATATATCCCACAAAACCAACACATTTACAGATGTTTCTAAATTTTGTAACACATAATTAAATAGTTTTTGTGGGTTCATTTCCCCCAAACCATCCTTTGTATATACAAAATTTGATATCAGACACTCCACAAACCCATCTCTATTAAATTTATCCCAGTTTTTTTCTACATATTTTTCAATTCTTTGAAAGAATTCCAGGTGTTTATAATTTTTAAATACGCCTCCGTAAAGTTGTTTGAAAGTAAGTTCTTTTGCTTTTTTATAATCCACCTTATATAAAGATGCAAAATGAGAGTGAATATCATTAGTGGGAAAAGTATAATCAATGAGACGAGCAGCCAAACTAGGATGGTAAGCGCTAATGTCAATTTCCACAAATTTACTATTACGTGGTATAAAACTTTTTCTACATCCGTTTTCTTTATTAAGTGCGGCATAATTTACATTTTTAAATTTGTTTGATGGTCTTGTTGTGGTTGTTTTTAAGTTGAACTGAGTGTAGACGTATTCACTATCAATGGGGTGGAAATATCTTTCGAATGTTGGTACGTGTACTCGTAATCCACTTCTCTCGATAGCGTTGAATACCACTGAGGTTTTATTGTTATAGAATTCATAATATTTATTTTTCTCTTTATTTATATTGTCTTTTAGATCCCCCCAAATCATCTCACATATTTCATAATGTTTTACAATAGGGATAATTTTATTTAATTCCGGATTATTACCGTGTTGTCTATAGAATAATTCGTGTGTTTGTGTTGTAGGTCGTATATACGTAGTAGGGGGTGGGTTGATGTCATAAAGCTCTTTTAGGCAAAAATAATGTAATACTTCCTTTTTATCTCTACAATATAGCTTATCAAACTTATTTAAAACCGCGTTTATATGCGTATTTACTTCATTTAGAGTCTCACTATGGTCAACACATAACATAAACCCTTTACTTGCAAGTAATGGTCTAATATACACCAAAGACACACTATTTTGCGCCGGGTGTATTATATCGTTAAAGGGGATTACTTCAATGAATGCTTCTTTAAAACTACTATTGCAAAAAACCTTTAACTGCTCTAAATCTTCTATTAGCCAGTACATATAACCATTTTGGGTGAATATACGAAACTATTTAGTAGCCGCCAAATGATCCTCTGCCTACTTGTTGATTATTACTAGAACCTGTTGTTGTTGTCGAAATTATAGGATCTAAATAATCGTGAGGGGTATTAACATGAGTAGCTCCTACCATAGGACCAAATTCAGGGTGAATATGATATGGTCCAGTATAAGGTTCTCCTGATCTTCTATTTCTAAATTCTGTTCCATCAGTTTCAAGATTTTCTACTATGTTAGAAGCTTTATAAAATTGATCAAATTTATTTTGAAAATAAGAAACGAATCCTGGGAGTTGTTTGTTTTGTTGAAGTAAAGTAACTGTTTTGAGATTAGTATTATAAACTTCATTTCTATCTCCACTTATTTGCCAGAATAAACTGTATACATTATATAATATATATTGAGTTAAAGGGGATCTATTTTTATATTCTTTGTATTGGTTAATATCTATTTCAATAAATTTAGGTTCATTGTTTTTACTTGCAAAAAACCTTAATATTTCTCCATTTTCATAATTTTTTTCTGTAGGACGAACATAAAATTGTTTTGGGGGTAAAGGGGCATCTTGATTAAAATTTAAAGTTGTTGAATTTAAATACCCTTCATCTAAAGTATATAAAGAACTTTCTCTATCCCAACTTCCTATAGGATCATCATCCGCATCGTATCCTTGAACTATTCTATCATTATTTAAAGGTACTAATTCTTTAACAGGAAGATCTTGTGGTGTTTTCCCCGAATAAATTTTACCTGTAGATGTGGTAAAATAGGACCCAACATATTCTTCTCCAGTAGATAAGAATTGAAATTCTCCTCCATTAGTAACTTGGTTTGTTTTTATTTGTGATTTTGGGAAATACATCTATTATTTTTTTAAAAATCAACTTGTTCTCCATTAAATACCCCTCCTAAAGCTTCCCATCCATTTTCTAAATCACTATCAAGAGTGTTAGGAGAATCATACCCATCATAGGAATCTTTTCTATATGTTCTATTATCAGCTAATTGAGATATAGCCCATTTTTTCTTCCCTTCATTTGTTTTAAACCAACCATCAGTATTATTAAACCTTTCTAAAATTCTAGAATCACTATCTGTTTTAATAGCTTGTTTTAATCTTTCAGCTGCATCAAATAATCTTCCTACTTCTGAATTTGGATTATCTTTATCTCCTCCTTCTTTAGGTACAAAAGTTCCACCAAATTCACTTGATAATGCTCTCATTTCTTGGAACACCGTATCTACCACATCAAACATTAATGTTTTGTAATCCCAAGCATTAGATGGGGTTGGTTCAGATACAGCACCTGCAAAAGATGTATTTGTTGTACCAGCTGTAAAGTTTCCATTTTGACCATAAAATTGACCATTAGGTAATGGTTGAGATCCTCCTAGTTCTGTGCCTAAACGCTTAAGTAATTGTAATAATTCTAATTGGGGGAATACATCTGTTTTCTTTCTAAAAGTATTATGGGTATAAATTCCACTTCTATTTTTTAAATTTGCAGTACTACTATCATATAATGGACTACGTGGGAACATTCTATTATAATCATAGGTAAAATCTATTTGAGGATGTCTAGATTTTATTCCTCTTAATACCTGTTCTAAAGCTTGTAATTGTTCAGGAGAATACTTTTGAAAATAATTATACCCTCTAAATGTAATTTCATTTCCATTTTCATCTACAGGTTTTGAAAATAAAGCATCTACATCAATTACATCTTGGCTTGTTATACTACTTTTTATATATTTTCTAGCTCTATTTTGATCAACAGTTAAATCTCCTCTAGTATAAGAGACAGAACCATTACTTGTTTGTCTTCTACCCTTCATGTAACCTAAAGCTTGTAATTCAATCCCAATAGTATATTTATCCTGCGTTCCAATAGAACCGTGATGTGACCAAAATGCTTCATTAAATACTAATTCTATATGACCATCTTGAGTTATTACATATTGTGTAGCTACAGGATAATTTTCTTCTATTGCTCTTTCTGTCCACCCTTCTATTGAACTAGCAGCTGCATTAGGTTGACCATAAGACCAACCCGCTGTATGGTGAATAATTACACTAGTTTTCATTGTAATTTCATCAAAGAATATACGTTTTAATCCTGGTGTTTTATCTATATCTCCAACAAATCTTGCATATTTACCCCCATTTCCATTAACAATTTGATTTTGTCCTGTGTTTTTATTTTTAGTAAGAACAGGGAATCCAGATGGAGAAGTAACATCAATACTTCCTGGGTTTGTAATATCAAAAGTAGCTCCAGATGGTGAATATCCTGGTGTTGTAGTTGGTGGTGGGGGTTCTGGTAAGGATGCTTCTAATGCTTGTAAGTCTTCTAAACTTAGTTCATCTGCTAAAGTTAATCCAGTATCTGCTTCTGTTACAGGAACAGATAGGGTTTTTAAAGAAGTTATCCACCCATTACCATCAATTTTATGGTCTAAATTTTGTATTAAAAATCTTAATGCTATAGGATATTGTGGAGGTAAAAATTGTTGGTTAATTTTAATAGAATTATACAACTTAAAACCAGATATTCCATCTAAATCTAAATTAAATTCTACAGGGATAAAACCTATAGTATTAGAAGGGGTACTATCTTTTACAAATTTATTGTTAGCTTCTTTATTTATATATTCTTTAAATGCCTTTTTACCTCTAGAATAAAAATCATTACTTTCTGCAAAGTTAAAGTATTTAGAATATAATTTGCTAACATTATACGATGTTTTAGGTTGGGCCTTGGCTGTAACTTCAGTATTAGTAGTTTTTGTTTCTTTTGATGTGGTTTGGTTAACAGCAATATTTGTTCCTAGATTATTAGCTTTACTAGTTTCTCCACCAAATGCTTGTACTATCCATCCTTCAAAACTACTTTTAATTTCTTCAGCAGCATTCTTTTTAGCTTGTTCATCTGCTGCTTTTTCTAATTCTTTTTGATTAAATACTTTATAAGCAGCTATCGCAAATTTTCTAAACCCTATTTCATTATCAGGATATTGAGAGGCAGGATATACATTACCAAATTGATCGCTATAACCTAAAAATATTTTACCTACTGATGCTTCATATTCTTGACCTAGTAAATTTTTTCTTTTTTCTCTTTTATTTTTATAATTTTTATATCTGTTACTACCATTAAATGCAACTGAATTATTTGCTAATGCATTTTCTTCTGCTAATTCTCCTACTTCTCCATTTTTATTAAATCTAGCATAAGAGGCACCGTATTGTGAACTTTGGCTATTTATATAAACTATTGCTTTATTAGCTATTTGAGTATTATCTACAGGAGCAGCTTCTATGTTAGGATCATACTCAGGATCTACCATCTCTTGATTAAACCTATCACTTAACCCATCATTCCATTTTTCAAAAGCAGTCGCTTCATAATTTTTAGTATTATTTTTTCCTGCAGCTGTTGCACCTACAGTTATCATTGTAGATAAATTTGGACCTATTTTAGTGTTAAATGATATATTTTTAACAAAGTTAGAATTATCTTTACCATAACCATACACATTTAATGGAGTTATAGACTTATTAAATTCAATTCCTAAATCACTTGCAATTTTTCCAAATCCTGAAATTGGGTTTTGATCTATAAAAGTAATAGTTTTATCATCTTTTATAATAGGTTCTATATTATTTACGCCACCTAAAGATTTATTTATTTCCTTACAAATATCATTTAAAAATGGAAATAATTTAACTTCATTCTTATCAGTTTTTTTATTTTTAATAAGATTAATTAAAAAATCTGTATTAAGATATAAATTCATTAATTTAGCATATACTACTCCTTTTGTTACATAAGTGTATTCTGGAAGTTTTTGTTCTAGGAAAAATATGGGTTCAGGTTTACCTTCTAATTTAGGTAATGAATCACTAACTTTTTTACTAAATTTTGGATGAATTAAACAAACTCTAGGGTCAAAAGAGATTTGATCAAGATAAGCACTTACTAAATTAGTATCTGTATCTGTATCTATATTTAATATTGTTTCAAAATTACCTGTTCCTTTAGTTTTTGTTAAAATAGTATCTTCTAAAAATTCTAAAAAAGTCCCTAACCTTACATAAAAATTTTTAAATTCAGGAACTTGTTTAACTATGTCTTCCCCATACTGTTTATAGGCAGCAGACCTTATGTTATAAAAATCTCCCCTAAAAGAATCACTTTTTAAAGCAATACTATTTACAAAAAGATAATTAGTAATAGCATCAGTTGAAGCTACATCTATCATTAAGGCTGTATCTTCCTCAGTGTTTGGAGAAAGTTCATTTTCTGGGTCTGGGTTGTATGAAGATTGGCCTATCCCGTAATTATAAGATTCTGTAAATTTTTGGTATTGGTTTTTTAAATTGACTAAAGAAGAACCATTTAATCCCTTAAATCCAACATTAGCAACTAATGATTCTATAACATCACCAACTGTAATTAATTTTAGATCAATATCATAAGAACCATCAGGGTTATAAGTCCAGTTAAAATTTGAAACCTTTCCAAAAAACCCATCATAGTTTCCACTATATGTTTTTCTATAGGTTTCTATTGAGTTTAACATTTGCAATTGGGAAGTACCTGAGGATTTAAACCATTGTTGTTCTATAATGGTACTGCCAACATCTCTAGTTCCTAACTTTAAAGGAGATTGTTGTTCTACTACTAATTCTTTGTCCCACCCCCATTCTAACATCATACTACACCCTAATCTTAAGTAAAGTAATTCTATGATTGAAAATTGAAGTTTATTATACGCTTTAAGTTGAACTGTAGCCTCTCTAATAGATCCTCTATTTCTAGCTTTTACCGTAGCACTAACAATTCCAGGAATAGGTTGTAAACCTTGGTTGCTTCCTCCTATACCTCCATATTGTGCAAAAATATCTAGTAAATCTTGGGTATTTTTAACACCACTTCTAAAAGTATAATTTTTACCTAAAGAACTTATAGTATTAAATAAAATAAAATTTTTAGCTAATAAAGGACCAGCATAATTTCTAGCTACTGTGTCTGTAATACTTGTTCCAATTTCACCCTTAGTAATATCTTTTAATCTAGATATATTATCTAAACTAATTCCAGAAGCTAATTTGATCCATGCTTGTCTATTATTTAGATAATTTAAAACACTAGGGTTTCTAGAAACATTAACATTACCCCCAGAACCATGGGCTGCTTGCCTTAATACAATTTCTTCATTGACATATCTTTCTGTTGGTTCTCCAACTATATTCCCTACCATAACTAAAATTTATTAAGTTCATTCAAAGCATTTTTGATGGATTCTATATCACTTGGTATTCTTAATTGAGTTCCTATAGGAACATAATAAGATCCTTGAGTTAATTGAGGGTTGGCTATAGAAATAACCCACCATAAAGATGAATCACTATAATACTGTTGAGCTAAAATATCTAACCTATCTCCTTCGGTAGTATAAACGTAAATATCATTTAAACTTAAAGGGACATCTGGGTATTTTGTATTAGCTACAAAATTTATATTTTTATTATTTTTACCTTTTTGTTTTTTAGATAATATTGCTATGTCATTATATCTACTCATCGGCCAAAGTTTGGTATTTGAGAAGGAGCTCCTTCTAAATCACTACTTACTGGTGGTATACTTGTAGCAGAAGTTACGGGTTGTTGATCTGCTACTTCTGCTTCTAAAATTTCTTGGGATTCCTCTACATATATGTTACCACTTGCTCCTGCTCCTTTATAATTTTCACTATATCCATTTTTTAATGCTATATATCTTTCTGCACCATGTCCTGTAAGTATATTACCTGTTCCATTATTATCACCATACCCAAATGATCCATTTTCACTAAATAAGTTTTGTTGTACTCTTGGTACAAAATCATGGATTGGGATAAAATTAAATCCTGATACTTCTATTATATGAGGCATTTCTTTAACAGATGAATCAGTTGCTATTCTATTAGTTCCATTTTGATTAAATGAAATATTAGAATTATCTGGGATTGCTATTTCCCAAGGAGATTCATCTGGTACTGTATAAGTAATTCCCGTCATTATGCCTGTTTGTTCATATAAGTAACCTCCTACAGTTAAAGTGATTAAATTACCTCTCATGTATCCTGTTTTAGAATAATCAGGAGCACAAACTGAAGCAAGATAATTTAGTTTTTGATACATTGGAATTAACTCTTGCTTTGATTGAGCTGCTACTTTCCAAGATAATGAAATTTGTCTATCAAATCCACTATATCTATAAAGTTTTTCACCTCTACCCATAAATTTTTCTCCTTGCCAATCTGCAGTGTATGAATCACTCATACCACTAATAAATGCTCTAAAATGGATATAGGTTTTTTTAGATGGATTTTCATTATCTATTACTCCAATTCTAAATTTAACTAAATCATTTTTAGTTCTATTATTAGTAACCTTGCTACTTTTATATAAAGGAAAACCGTTTATTTTATCTAATATCTTACCTGTTCCTTTTACATAACTTGATTTATCTTTACCTGCTGTTGTACCCGGGTTCCCTAAATTAACTCTTTGTTCAATATTAAATTGAGTATAAGGTAAACTATTTGGTATCCTTTCGTTTCCATTGGGTGCAAAAGTTTTTCTAAAATCAGGTTTTGAAGATGAAGGATTATCTTTACTTGATTCTTTATCTATAATTTGTTGTTGGGTAAAAGCATCTATTTTTTGCTCATTATAGATTGATGATGGAGTTGTAAGTGTCCCTTGATTATAAACACTTAAATTAAATCTTCTTAAGCCATCTTGTTCATTTCCAGAATTATCAAAGTAAAGGGAACCATTTCCTACAAATAAATCGGTTGCAGTTAATGAACTATATAATTGGCTTACACTATTAGGATTATTAAATATACTTAACCCCTGGTATTTTATAGGTCTAAAATTTGGGAATAAAGTTTGGTAATTCCTAAATCCATTACCGGTATTAGCAAAAAATCCTATATTTCGTAATTCAGGATTATTTTCTCCTGTTCTTTCACTTGATAATTTTATTTGGGTTTTACCTACACCTACTATAGATCCAGGTCCTCCATTGTATTCATATAACACATTTACTCCCTGAGTATCTGTGTTGATTTTACTTGTAGTAAAATCTAATAATCTATTAGCATTTTTAGGTTGTCTAATAGATACAAACTCACTATAAACAGGTAATCCTAAAGGATCTTTAATATTTAATAAATCAAATAAACCATTTTGACCTGCATCTGGTCCTGTTCGTTTAGTTGGGTCTAAACCTTGTTTATTTAAATGAAGTCCAAGTGGGGTACCAGCAGCAGCTAAAAGTGTAGAAGTTGGCAAGTAAATACCTTCATTTAAAGCATTACCACTAGCTTGTGTAGCAACAGCACTTCTTGACAGAATATTTTGTTTAGCTGTAAATAATAATCCATTAGGGGATTTTAAATCAAAAAACATTTGGGCTAAACGAGACCCATCTTCAATAATTCTGCCGGGGGTTAGTGTTCCTCCTCTTAGTAAAAAATCGGGTCCTCCAGTTCTACCAACATTATCTCCCGAAGGTATAGAAGATTTGACGTAGGGTTGATTACTACTACCCCCGCCTAATCTATCCTTACCATATCTTAAGGATTTAAGATTAGTTGTTAAATTAACTAGACCCATATTTTAATTTATGAAGGTAAGTTATCAGAATACTTAGATGGTGTTATACCATCTAAATCTAAATTTGAAGGAGCTGGTTTTCCTGTTCTGCTAGGGTTACCATTAATTGAATAAGTATCATGTACTTTTGAATCTGCAAAATTTGGGATTGCAGGAGTTCCTCCGTTTAAACCTGATAGATCTGAACCTTGTTGTTGTAATTTATTTAATAAACTCATAATTTTTGTTTTATTATAAATATTAGATTATTGAACTTGATATGAACTCATAGCAAATGCAGTACCTACTTCAGTAGAATCCATAGTTACTGTTCCTTGTTTAGTTAAAATTTGACGTAATAATTCGTTTGTTTCTTTAGCTTCTTTATTTTCCATTACTACTTGATTAGTAGTTTGGTTATTATTTTGGGAAGCATTTCTAATTGCTTGGGCTGCTCCAGGAGCGGCAACTAAGTCATCATTAGGAGAAAGTTCAAATAGCCCTCCTTCTTTAGAAGAAACCATAGTTTTACCCTTTGCTTCAGAAAGCATATCTCCTGTTTTTATAGCTTTTAATAAACCAAATCCTGCAGATGTTACAGCGGCGGCAGCTGCAATTCCTAAAGGTACTCCGAATACTGGAATAGATGCTAATGAAGCGTATGCTTTATATGCTGCAAATACAATGGCTATACTAGCTAGTCCTTTTAAAATCTTTCCTACTACTCCTAAAGGACCTATTAAACTACTAATTTTTTCTCCTATTCCACTAAATAAATCTCCTATAAATCCAATAACACCAAATATTAAATTTAAGGGTTCTAATGCTAAAGTTAAAGCATCTCCTATGGCTAAAATTGCAGGGCTCATTGCAACAAAAACATCTTTAATTTTATCAGTTATAGCCCCTAATCTATCAGCTACACCTGCCTGGTTTTCTATTGTTTCAAAACCATCTTTGGCTAGTTCATTTTGTGCTTGAGTTAACCCAACTTCTTGGATTCTTTGATTTAATAATTTTTCTCTTTTTTCAGCTTCTTCTTTACTAACTCCTGCTATTTGTTCTTGTACATATAAAGTTTGAGCTAAATCTTCTCTAGACATACCAACAGATTTAGCTAAAGCTTCCTGTTGGATTCTATTCATTTCAGCAAATTCTGCAGCCGAACCTGCTTGATCTGCAATTTCTTTTGCTACAGTAGCTAAATCATTATTTAATGCTGCTTGTCTAGCTTTTTCTAAATTAATATTTTTACCTAATAATAATTCTGCTTCAAGTTCGGATTCAATTGAGGATTCAAACTCAAGTAAACTTCCAGCTATAGCTTCTACTTTAGACATTTCCATCCCAAATGCTTTTGCGGTAGCTGATGCTTCCGCTAATGCTTTTGGGTTTTTACCTAATGATAAGGTAGTAGCTGCTGATATTTTATCTACTTCTGAAAGTAATTGTTTTTCGTTTAATATAGCTCCATTTTGTGTAGCAGTTATTTTAGCTTGAGCTAAAAATTCTCCTGTCATATTTTCTAAATCCCCCCCTGTAGCATTTGCTATAGATTGGATTCCCATTAATTCTTCATTGGTAAGACCCGCTTGTTCCCTTAATTTAGTAAAAGTAACTAAATTTTCTTCATTAAGCATTACATTAGTACCTAATGTTTGGTTGATAGATACTAAAGAATCTTGTAAACCTTTTGTATTAACAAAAGTTTCCCCAGAAAGCATTGCAATATTAGTTAAGTCAGACCTTAGATTATTAGCGGCATCAAATGACGTATTCATACTTTTTGCTAATTCCGCAGTAGCTTTATCCGCTCCAACAACCGCTTCTAATAATGATTTGGCTGCAAAAGCAATCATATTAGCTGGGGTGAAGGATTTTAATAGATTTTCTTTAAATTTGCCACTAAATGTAGATATGGCTTTTTGAGCATCTACTCTTCCTTCTTCATCTCTTAAAAGATCTTCAGTTTCTTGTAAACTTTTTTCTAACCCAAAATCAGGAAGGCCTAATTTTTTTAATTGTGTTCCAATAGCTCCTAGTATTTTAGGACCTGCACCAAGTGCATCTTGAACTTCTAGTTCTTTATCTAATCTAGCTTGGACTTGATTAGTTAAATCTTCATACAAAGCATTATTTCCTTCTAATGTTCCTGTTATTTCATTTAATGCTGCAAGTTCGGCATCTGTTGCAGTATTTTCATCGTATTTTGCTTGAAGATTCTTTTTAGTGGTTTCTAAATTTGATCTTTCTTTTAGAACTTTATCTTGAAGAGATTTAAGTTGTTTTTGATTTAATCTTTCAATTCCTTCTTGATCATTTTTAAGATCTTGAGCTAATTTAGATAAATTTCGAAATGATTTTTTAGTATCTCCTAAAGGAACACTACTTTTTTGCATTTCTTGGACTACATTTTTAAACCCAGCAGCAATATCCCCTATATCGGATGTCATTTCATTTAATTCACTTCGTAGACCCCTCAATACGGCATTTGCTTCGTTTAATTCACTATTATCAAATACTTTAAAAGACTTTTTCCCCAACTCTTTAGAAAGTTGTTGTATTTGATCATTTAATTTTTTGATTTCGTCAGATGTGGCCATATAAAAATGTATATGTTATAAATATTAAAAAAAGCAACTATTTATAGCTGCTTTTCCCCTTATATGGTTTTGATGCTTTTAAAAACTCTGGGGTATTTACAGAGCCATCTGGATTAATTAGGTTAGTTTCGTTTTTAGAAGTTTTGCCTTTTGCCGCATCTGCTTCTTGTTCATACCACTTTTTAATTTCTGAGTAAGTATATTTTCGTAACCAAATAGGCATATTATATATGGTATAAAAATCATACCCACCTTTCCCATGGAATATTATTTCGTGGATTTGTTTAAATAATCCAACTCTAGCTTCGGATGCTATTTCAGAGGTCAGGCCAAAAAAAGTTAAGCCCAATGGGCACACTTACCTCCTCTCCACTGTCAATGACATAAGTTAAATCAACATCTGGTTGGGTTTGGGCCATATGTTCTCTAAAAGCACGGGAATCACGAGCTAGTAAATACCCATCAACAAATTCTCTAATTTTTTTAGTTTCAGTTTCACCATCAACAGATGTAATAATATACTTTAATCTAGTAGTAAGTTGGGGAACATTATCTTTATTAAGTTTTTTAAGCCCAGCTAATTCTCTTTCTATTTTTTTCTCATCATTTCCTGTAAGGATTTTATAGGTAATAAGGGTTCCACTATTAGGAAGAGTAAAAGAAAACTCATTTTTACCTTTAGTAATTAAAGATTCATCAAATGGTTTGTTTTCTAATTCAGTTAAATCTATATCATATTGCTTTCTATTATAAGTAAAAGAATATTTTTTTCCATATCCTAAAATACGAGTAGCTACTAGTAAAGCATTTTTATCCCCTATAATTAAATCATTAATATTAATTTTAGAAATAATTACAGATTCTAATAATTTATCTAAAACTGTACCTTTTTGGATATAAGATTGGTTAGATAAAATATCTTCTTCCTTAGCAGTCATATATTTAATTTCAACTTTACCACTTGAAAGAGGATTATCTTCAGGATAAACTAATCCTTTTGATGGCAATTCAACTTCTTCAGTTGGGAATTTAAATTCACTCATAATCTTTATTTAATTAAAACGTTTTTACGTTGATAAATATTAAGATAAAAAAAAGCTTGACCGAAGCCAAGCAATTTTTTGAGGTATGTGAGGGTTGGTTGTATTAGAAATTTAATATACAATAATCTGGTTGTACAGTCATTGTAAGTTCTTGAGCAGCATTTTCAGTATCCCAATTGAAATCCCCAAATGAAGCATTTGTAATCATTGCTCCTTTGATAATCCATTCTGAAACGATATCACCTACAGGTCCTAGTACATTAATTGTTAAGTCTTTCTTATAGAAATCACTATAACCATCTCTACCAGTTACTGATTCGTGGTGTAAACGTACCCATTCCATTACTGCTTGGGCACCAGATGGGGTGATTGGATCAAATAATGTAAATTCAATAGTACCCCATTTTGTTTTACCTTTTACATATCTTTCAACATTAATGTGGTTCAAAGGTACTGTTCCTTGTTCTACAGTTACAGCTCCTACACCTTTCATTATATAAGATGGAAATCCATCAATGTACATAATGAACCTGTTCTTTTGTTTTGGTTCAAAAGCTGTAAAAAATATTTCGTTTGGATCTAATACTGCCATTTTGTATATGTTTTTTTATCTATTATAAATATTCTATTTTTTAATTTTTATGCTGGAAATGTAGCACCTGTTGGTAATACATTAAAGTCTAGGATAATAAACTCAGCTGTTCTAGTTGGTTGAATGAAAATTTGTCCAATTAATTCATTTCTATCTATCACATCTGGAGTGTTATTTGTATCATCCATTACTACTTTAAAAGCATATAATCCTTGTCTTTGTTGTACTGACTCTAAATATGGGTTAACTTGTGTTAAGAAGTTATTTCTTGTAGCAATTGTATTTTGTTCAAATACTAAATTATCAGCTACTTGAGAAATGTATCCTTTAAGAGCAATTAATAATCTACGTACATTTACTCTATCTAAAGCACTAGCTCTTTTCTGTAATGTTTTCTGGCCAAATACTACAACTCCACTTCCTGGGAATGTTGCAATTGGGTTAACATTAGCTTCATATAATAAATCACGGTTTGCTGTAGATAATCTTCTTTCAGCTCTAGTAACTTGTCCTAATCCACCTCTTGTAATACCTGCTGGTGCGAACCATGGTTCACTTGAAGCATCTGTATAAGCAAATACTCCTGGTATCATTGTTGAAGCTGGTACCCATACTAATTCTCCAGTATTTGGGTCTACTGTTTGTAACCAAGGCCAGTATGTAGCGGCATATGAACTATCAAATCCTGCAGCAGCGTTTGTTACAGTAGTAACTTGTGCATTATAATTTACTAAATCAATTACTGCGATAGAATCTCCACGAGAAATAGAGTTATTAACTATATTAGTAATTTGAGTAGTACCTGTAGATCCATTAGCATTAATTAATCCAGGAGCAACTATAACATTAAATCTATAATCATCTGTATTAGATAATAATGAAATTGCATTATTATAATCTGAACCTAGCAATCCTTGAGAATCTGTATTATCTATACTATTGTAGAAATTTTGTTTTCTACCTGTTGGAATGTTAGATCCAGCAGCGTTTCCAAAAGATCCTGATGAAATTACAGGTAAAGATCCTGTAAATATATCTTTTGCAGTTCCTGTATTATTAAAATATTTTGGTGTATTATAATTTACTTGTTTTACTCTTACATATCGTGAAACATTAGCGTAAGATCCACTTTCTTGAATATAATATTCACCTGTTGTAGTATCTTCTACTAAAGTATAATCTACATCACCAATTACTTTAGAAACATAATTAGAAGCATAAGGATCTAGTGATAAATTACTATATGTTTCTAATACTACTTTTCTATTATGCTGATCATCTCCTCTACGAATTAATAAACTAAAGGTACCAGATGATGAATTAGCACTAGCTATTTCCCATCTAATATTATCTACACTACCTGAGTCTAAAGCTCCACCTCCAATTTCATCTGAAGTTGAGTTCATAATTTCTCCTTCAGAAATTGTTTCTAAAACAAAAGGGGATAAACCTGTAGTAGGACCTTCAGATCCCGTAGGAATAATTGAACTGGTTGCAGGAGTAAATGAACCACTAGTAACACGTGTTACTAACATAGATCTTCCTCCATTTTGAAAATAATTATTTACTGCAATGGATGTTAAATAAGAATAAGTAGTAGATCCACTTTCTATAGTTGCATCAAATATTCCTTGATATTGGCTATAAGATGTAACTAAAGTTGGGATTTCTACTGGACCCTTAGCAGTTGGACCAATAATAGCTGCTCCAACTTCCTGAGGACCTTGTGTTATTTGAGATTGATCATTTTCTCTTGCTAATACACCTGGAGATAATAAAGTTTCTGCCATTTTAAATATATTATTTTAATATTGTTTTTATTATAAATATTGAAACCTTTTTCAAAAAACTAACTTGCTTTAGTAAATTCTCCTTTTTCTAGATCAATATTACCTTCTCCATATTTTTCTTGAAGTTGTTTAGCTACAGTTGTTTGTTCTTGTTGTAGCTTATCTAATCTTTCTAGAATATTAGATTTTGTTTTTTCTAAGTTAATTTTACTAAATTCAACTTGCCCTAAAGCAAATTGTATTTCGTTTCCTTCGTTTTGCAACTTTTTTAAGTTTTGCAATTCTTCTTCTTGTAATTTGATTACTTCACTCATTTTGTAACTTTATTATAAATATATATTTTTATATTAAAAATTATTGTTTGTTTATTGATTCTATAATTTTATTTGTATCAAATACTTCCCTTAAATCATTATAGGGGATAGATGAAATGTCTTGTGCTAAATTAAAAGGTTGATAAATTGAATTTTGAATAAATGGGTCTTTAGTAAAAGGATTAGATAAAATATTATCATGTAATTTATACCCAAATACCTCTGGTTTAGTTGTTACCCAACATACAGTTGATTTTTTTCCTTGGGTTGCAGCTAAATGTTGGGCAAAAGAATCCATTAATAATCTTTTTTGTGATAATTGTAACAGAATAGCTATACTTCTAAAACCATCTAAAGCTTGCATGGTATCAGGGTAGGTATTTTGATCTTGTCTTTTTATGTGGATAATAGCGTAATCATTTTTATAATGATTAATAATATCTAACACTGTTGGATCTGGGATATCTCTTGTCCAAGAGTATTTGAATCCTTGACCTTGTGGTCCTCCATTTGTTTGAATAGCTAAAATAGGTTTATCTAATTTATAAAAAGGAGTAAAGTAATCTATTTCCGGTTGGGTTAAATAAAGTTCAGGTTGTTCTCCTCCATAGTTTAAACCAAATATTTTGCACCATGTTCTAAATAAATGGTGTTTTTCAGTAATAAAATCAGAATGGCGATAAGGGTCTTCTACAAATATTTTACAATCTTGATCTTTAACATACTTAAGATATGCCCCATTCATTTGATCAGGTTTGTATAACTTATCAACATGAGGGTTATTTAAAAATACGTCAGGGTAGGCTGTTACTACTATTAATTTACAATTTTTATAGCGTTTTTTTATAACTTTTACCATGGCTGTTGCCATAATAGATTTACCTAGACCACCGTCTATTTGAAATATAATATTCATAACTTTATTTTAAATTTTAAAAACTATTTTATCTTAATTATTCTCCCCAAGGAGTACCATTAGCTTCAGTAATGGCTGCTTTTTCAGCTATATAAGCATTTATTTTATCCTCATTTTGAGATTCAATGGCAGCTTTATCTACATTGGCATCCACCCATCCTAAAACATCTTCTTGAGTAAGATCATCATAAGCAATAAATCCTGGGTTATCTATAGATCCTGTTACTTCAAGGTCTGCTATTGTTCTAGTACGTTCTTCTTCATGTTCTGTAAAGCATCCATACGATACTAAATTAACTACTCCGTCAGATATGGTTCTTTTAAGGTCTAAAATTTTCCAAGTGTGTGTCATTATGCAAATTTGTTTTATTATAAATATATATTATTAATATAGAGGTTAAAAGAAAGAAAATCCCAATCATCATCTTTAACAAAGTCATCATCCCAAACTTTATATGTAATATCTTCTAAATCCATAGTTAATATTTTCCAATTTTTACTATTTTTAGGAAGGTAAAGTTCTCTAAATTTTATAAAATTTCTTTTATCAAAAATATCAGCAAGATGAAATTCCCCAGCTATATATTTAACGTTTTTAGTAATCCAATCGTAATTTTCTTTAGTAAAAATTTCATATTCTCCCCCTTCACAATCACATTTTAAAAAATCTATTTTTTTAATATTGTTTTGTTTTACTAAATCTTTTAAAGATAAAGTAGGACAGGATGTTTCTTTATTACTATAACAAACTATAGAATCTTTATTAAATAAACCTTTAATAACTTTTTCTTCCGTTTTTTCAGCTATAGCCTTATTAATACAAGTTACATTAGGGTTATTGCCTACATTTTTTACAAGTGTATTATAACATTCTGATTCTGGTTCTACACAGTAAATATGTTTAGGTTTTTTATCTAAGATAGAATATGAAAATAATCCTACATTTGCTCCTAAATCTACTACTATATCTCCTTCTTTAATAGGATTGAATTTTTCATACACTTTATCTTCTATAATTTCTTTACTTAGCACTTTTAAAAATTCTGTGTTATCACTAACAGGGCCAAAATCAAAGGGGGAATTTAAAATATAATCTTTAGCATGTAAAATACCTTTACCATCATTAATTAAAGAATTTACAATATTCATATCAACTAATTCAGGATGTACCCACCAATCCTCATATGGAGATTTTTTATCTGGTGAAATATTTCCTGCTACTAGTAAATAACCTTGGGATAGTAAAAATTCACGTGATTTTTCTCTATAAGAACGAGTTGCATCTAAATAATAATCATGTTCATAAGTAATTACCCTAAATTGTAATTTATCAAAAGGGATTTGTTTAAGTGCTTTATATGTATTTTTAGCGGGGTCACAATCTAATTGTAAATAGTCTATTGTGTTAGATAACTCATTATCTTTTACAATCTGTAGGTAATCAGCAGTAGTAGCATCTTGTTTAATACATTTATTAGTTTGATAACGTTTCATTTTCCATTTATTTAGAAACTTTTTATCAAGGTCTAAAGATACTCCTTTCCAACCTAATTCCTCTAATAACATTGTATTATTGCCATAAAATGGATCCCCAGCTCCTACTTCTAAATAAGTTCCATTAGTTTTACCATTTAAAACTGTTAGTACAAATAAATCTTGATAACATTGGGAATAGTTTTTTTCTATATTTTCTATCCCTTTAAATTTATATTTTAATTTATCTATACCATCTTTTTTATATTCTAGTAAACCGTGAGAATTTTTTAGTAATTTAAAATTAATTAAATTATTAATTACAAACTGAAAATGAAATTCATCTACATCTGGGTCTTTATATAATTCTGTCCATAATGTTTCTGAATAATGTCTTTGGCCAATCCACCAACTACTAACTGCTTTTTGGAATTTAAATACAAATTTTCCAGGATACCCTACATCATGAGGTAATGGTGGGAGATTATGATCTGCTACTTCTAATCCCATACAGGCATAAGAATAACTTTTTTTATAATTACCATTTTTTTCATACCATAAACTTAAAAAGTAATATGCTTCTGGTCTTTTAGGTAGGAATGCTAATGCGGTATGTAATTGTTCTTTTTCCCATTCTTCTCTTCTCGTTTGTTTTTGTACTTGTTGAAAAGTTTTAATTAAACAACTATAAGCAAAAGTTGGGTTTTTTTCATAAGTTAATTCAGCTGCTCTTAGGTAATAAGATAAAGCAGAAGCAGTTTGACCTATGCTTTCATACTCAACAGCTAGTTCCGAATTAATATAAGGATTTAAAGGAGTAGAAATATATTTATTTATTTTTTCTTTTAGTCTATCTGTTCCCATTCTAATTTATCTAATAGAGTCTTAGGCATCTTTAAAAGATACGAAGCATTATCTTGATATCCAAATGTTATAAGTAAATCGTCTTTTAATTCAGCTAAACCACAAACAAATTCAATTCTAGTATCCATAAAACTAAATGCTTTAGATAACTTAACTAAATTCCAATCTTTATCCCAGACTATAAATCTATGGTAATAAAAAGCGTCTTTATGTTCCCCTGGATGGTGCCAAAATTTAACTTCATGAGTTATTGCTATATAATTCTCTCCTAACTTTATAACTTGGGATCCTCCACGTAATTCCAGAGGTACATCTATTTTTTTATCCTTTTTTAAAACTACCTTACTTGTTTGAGTTTTAGGATCAACCTTAACAATTTCTACAGGATTTGTCCATCTTACAAAATGATAAGGCATATCTAAAATAGGCATCCAGTTTTTTTCAAGATAAGTATGAGGATCTACTTCTATTCTATCTCGTGTTTTTTCAACGCATTTATCACCATCCCATTCTATTTCACATAATTCCATACGCCCTTCACCATCAGGTTTAACATCACGACGTACACCGCAAATATATAATTGATCATCCCATCTAAAAACACGAGCATCTTCTAAACCATGAAATTCCCATACTGGAGGGGTATCATATTTAGATGTGTCTACTTTATTAAAAGATTCTACTTCTAATGTGTCAGGGTTTAATTTACATAAATAATTTCCTGTTTTTAATGATATATCATCCTCAGGATTTAAATAAGCTAAACAACCCCATTTGCAATAAAATTTTTGATCAAATTCAGAATGATATAAGGTATAATGGACATGGCGTACATTACACAATATATCTCCATTATCATCTATGAATACAGAAGGATTACATAATCCAGTTCCATCTGTTAAATCTGAGGGGATAATTAAAGGAGAGATAGATCCATTATGGTCTAAAACTAATTTAGCTAAATTTTTTATCATATAAAAACCAATATACAAAAATTAATTTACTTATCCTAATAATTTTAAATTATAGAGTGAGCCCAGCTTTCATCTATATATGTTTTATAAGGTTTACCTATTATTTCATCTACTGCCTTAACTACTCCAGGCCATTCTTTCTGGTAGTCATGGCCTCCTATAAGGTGGTTTGTTTTAGGTAAATATAATTCTAAATCTTTTTTTACATCTTCATACTCATGAGAACCGTCTATATAAATAAAATCAAAATAACCATCTTCGAATTTATCAACTATATTATAGCTGTAATCTTGGTGTAAAGTTATATTATTAAAATATCTTGTATTTAATTTAAATTCTTCTTGTATTTCTTCCCAATTATCATTAAATATCCCATTTGCTTCTTCGTTGCCTCTATGAGGATCTATACAATGTATTTCGTCAAATATGCCAGATGAAGCAAACATAAAAGTAGATTCTCCTTTATAAGAACCAATTTCCAACATTTTTAAATTAGTTTTATTTTTGAGAGTATTTAATACGTCTATTATTAGTATACTAAGCCCGATATAGTATCTATTTCCTGATGCCATTAAGTTCCACTCTTTGGGTGGATTAAATCTTAGGGAATTTTTCATTATAAAAGCCTTTAAAATGTGGATATGGGTAATTAGGATTATTATGAAAATTCCCTATTGGATGAGTTGAATACACACAAGCATATAATCCTCTGATATTATTAGAAGTATTTAAATTAGAACCGTGTAGAGTATTACCTTCTATAGCAACTACATCTCCTGCTTTAGCTACTAACTCTTCATATTCACCTGTTTGATTATTTCTACAAATAAGGGGTCCAGTTTCAGTTGGCATATCATCTAATATCCAAGATATATTTACTGTTTTATATTTTCCTTCAGCAGCAGCAGTTGGATCTGGACCATATTGATTATCGTAATGTGCTTCAAAAGCAAATCCTTCTCCTGGTAGTTTAACTACTACTTGATCATTAAATAAGTATGGTTCTTTAGTTTCTAATAATAAAGAAGATAATTCATACATAAAAGGGCTAGTATATGAATCGTATAATCTTTCATCTAACTTACTTGCCATTTCATACCCTGACCAAAATACGCCAGTACCCCATTCTCTTAATTGTCCTGCAGATGAAGCATATTTATATTTCATCTCTACAGCAAGATCTCTTGTATATTTTAAAAGATCTCTATCTAATACAGAGCGCAGATGTATAAATCCTTTTGACTTAAACGTTTCTAACATATACTTGGTTTACTAAATCAACTTGACCTTTTCCATACTTATTAAACATATCTTGTTGAAATAAATTTTCTTTAGTATTTAATTCAATTATATTAGTATAAACTTCTTCTAATCGACGTTCATTTTCTAATTCGGCTAATTTAATTTCACCTAATTGTATTAAATATTCTAACCTTTTATTATGTAAAGAATTTCCAATGTTAAATTCTTCTTCTGTTAATTTTTGATTACCTATTATCATTTTATATTTTTGTATTTAATAAGTTTTTTAATTTAGAACTATCTAATGTAGCCACTAAATTTATATCATTTTTACTATTTCTGTAAGCATAAATTTTATATTCACTTTTATCACTAATATAAGAATATATTTCTTGGAAAGTAAGTAACATATTAAATTCATGTTTAATTTTAAAATCTAAAGAATATTTATTTACTACATCAACTATACTTTTTTTTACTAATTTAATATTACTAAAGTTTGTTAGTGTTTTTAATTTATTTTTATGGTTTGAATTAATTAGTTCAGTAAATGCTGTTATAATAGTATAATCATATTCTGATGTTAATTTTAGATAGTTTATATAAGGGTTAAAATTCATAAAAAGGATTTTTTTAGGTTTACCAGAATTTTTGATTTTTTCTAAATATTTTTCTGATAATCCTACTGGTTCTCCTTTATCATCTAAATGCTTACATACTATAGAAGGAACTACACTTATTTTTTTCCCTAACAGCCTTATTCTATGACATATTTTAGAATCAGGAGGAGCATCAGTATCAAAATAATCTCGATTTTCAGTTAAAGGAAGAATTTGTTTTGTATCATTTACTGAAAGGAGCATACATCCATTTCCTACAAAACCTATATCTGTGTAATCTGTATAGGTTAGATCATCTATAGAGGTTTCTATCCATTTATCTTTTCTTACACTTGCTACTATACGCCTTTTTGTTTCAGGTTTTTCTGTAACTATAGTAGGCCCTAACCATTCTTTATTAAAATAAATCCCGCTTGTTATACCGCAATTTTCTATTTTATTATAAGCATTAAAAAGATCTTTTAAAGCAAAATAAGGTGGTATAGTATCATCATCTACAAAATGAATAAAATCTCCTTCTTCAACTGATTGTAATCCTATATTGATATTTTGTAAAGCAGAATCATGTTTAACAAGCGTGTCTTTTTTGCGGGTATATTGTTCCCATTCCTCCCAGTTTAAATCGGGGTGACACCTTCTATTACCTTCTATAAAACTTATTTTATTGTATTTGTCAGATAGTTTTAATTCTTTAATTTTACTTTTAAGTTGATTTGTAAAATTATTGTCACATCCTAAAACTAAATTTAAATTAAGTTGATTTATTTGATTAGGGATAGATAAATTAGAAAAATAGTCTAGGAGTTTATCTATAGAAAACTCTCTACCTATAATAATAGATACAATAGTACAACTAACTTTATTTTTCATTAAAACCTATTTCTAGTACTAGTAATATACGAATTTATTTATTAAATTCCAAATTACTGTACTCCTATTACTTTTCCAATATCTGCTGTTGCAACTCCTGTTACTTCTCCTATATTAGCAGATACTACCCCCATTACAGTATTTCCATATCCGGTTACTGCCGTATAAGTTAAGGTTGGTCTTAAAGTTAAAGAGGAAAGATGATATTGTAGTGATAGTTGAAGTCCTGTTGCAGGTTGTGAGTTTGAATAGTCGTAAGTATGGTCTACTACTGCTAAAATTAATTCAGAATTTGTATTAGCATCCGATATTGCAGTACTATTTAATGCTATAGTATTTTGAGCATCTGCAGTGTTACTAAAGGTGGTAAATTCAGCTGAGTAAGCAGTGCTTAAATCTGCAGCTCCAAAGTCACCAACTGCAATATTAGAACCATCAGGTGCAGTAGATTTTACAATTATAATGTCTCTGGCTACAGAGGGGGATCTTGTATATAAATCTAAGTCTAAATCTGTAATTGTACCGCTAACTGAGGAAAGATCAAAATGTAAATATCCTCTTCTAATTCTAAATAAACTACCTCTTCCTCCAGTATATTCAGCAACAATTACAACACCCTGTTGATATACATAAGCCAAACCTGCAGTAGATGCATTCCTTGTATCACTCCAAGTATATGAAGTAGCATCTAAATATGTAAAAAGTTCTCCTGATGTTGTTTCCGGGGCTACTGATGGCATAATTCTACTGTCTTATATACATTGGCATGTAATACTCGTCTGTGCTATGATATTCATTTTGTGGAATTTTAATTTTATGATCACTTAATCTAATTAATTCATAGCTAACTCCTCTTCTATTTTTAGTAGTTTCGTCTGGGATGAAATTTTCCATTGGGTTCCACCAAGTCATTCTACCTCCTACCTTTAAAAATTTAGTAATGTAATTTTTAAATTCGTGTAACTTTGTATCTTGATAAGTATTTATAAAAATAGCATCAAATTCCTGTAAACCTGATTTGCTGAATTCTTTTCCAAATTCATCATACCAGTCCTTACCTCCAATTATAGTAACTCTTTTATGAGCTGTTGCTTTGGAACTACTATAATACTTATTTCTTTGATTAGCATATTCTTCTGCCCGTTCTACTATATTTGGGTGTAATTCCATTATTGTATGTTGATTTGGTTGGTATGCTTGAATAAATCCTGCTGATATACCCATGCCAAAACCTAGTTCTAATATGCTTTCTGCTCTACCTCCATTTGTTACCCATTCAGCTGATCTTTTCATAATTGGGGTTTCCCAATCCATCATTACGTTAAACTCTTCACCGTCTTTAGTATATTTAATTTTACTACTTTCGAAAGTAAGAGTTCTTTCTTTGTATCCTGTATCAAATTCTGCCATAAAATTATTTTTAAGCTATTTCTACCCAAGCTCCATCTGGGTTAAAGTATATTATTTCAGTAGCATCATCAATTAAATGTCCTACTACTCTTACAATATCTCCTGTACCTGAAGGAGCTCCTGCTGTAATACCCCCTGCTGTAGTTGATAAGTATAGAGGCGATCCTATAACTTCTCCTGTAAGACCGAATACTGATGTGAATCTTGCAAATCCTCTTATAAGCATACCTACTTCATTAGAATTACCGGTACCAGCTGCCATTGCAAGCATATTAGTTGCTGAACTAGCAGCATCTGCATCCGCTAAGGTCCAACTAGATGTTCCTGATACAGGTTCTGCTAAATAATAAACGTTTCCTGCTGTTACTGAAGTTGCTCCTACATAAATTAATTCACCTGCGGTATTAGCGATTCCTAAGTATGGTGTTTGATTATTATGTGCGTGGAAAGCAAAATTATTTACATAAGTAGTACAATTAGATAAAGCTGTAATTGATTGGCCTATAATGAATGCAGCTTGTTTATTATTTGTATTATTACCACATCCCCCTAAAATACCACTCCAAGTACCTGAGTTAGTATTTGCCTGTCCTCCTCCTATAAAAGCACAAGCTCCTGTAACGTTATTTGAACATCCACCAGCTACAGTAGAAGCAATTCCTGAAACTGAATTAAAATTTCCTCCTCCAATAAATGCTACACCTCCTGTAGCTGTATTATTACTACCACCTAAAATAGCACCACATTGACTTGTTATACAGTTATTATAACCACCCCCAACTGTAGAGCAATTACCATCAGCTTCATTTAAATATCCACCTCCTACAAATCCCATTCCTCCAGCAACACTATTGTCTCGTCCTCCCGCTATTGTACCATAATCATTATTAACAACGTTTTGATATCCACCACCAACAGTTCCCCAACAATCACTAGCTCCTACATCATTATTATAACCACCACCAATAAATGAGCAGTTAGCCTCTGATGATATAGTATTAAGATAACCTCCAACTATAGCAGAATAATCTCCATCTACACAATTTCGTCTACCACCAGCAATAGCTGAAAATGTTTCTGCATTGCAAATTATATTACAACATCCACCTCCAATAAAACCACAAGCTCCACAGGCGCAATTGGCTTGACCTCCTACAACAACACTAGAATTACCAATGGTTATAATATTACCATTACCACCCCCAATAAAGCTTGTTTCAACATTAAGAATACATACCGAAACACCTCCTACAATAGCACTAAAATCAGTACCTTCTATACAATTTCCTTTACCTGATCCTATAAAGTTATATTGACCACCTTTTGAAAATCCATCTTGACCTCCTACAATTATATCATATGCCCCAAAAGCATCATTGCCACTTCCTCCTCCTATAAAACCACACGCTGCTCCATCTAAAACATTTTCACTTCCTCCAACAACAGTAGTATAATCTCCCCCAGCTACGTTTAACGCACCTCCTACTACAATTGAACCTCCAGATGCAGCTAGATTTCCTTTTCCACCTCCTATAAATGATTGAACCCCTTTAGCTATATTGCCTTGTCCTCCTGCAATTACAGCACAAGTTATAGTACTACAGATGATATTGCTATCACCTCCTCCTATAAAACCATGGTTACCAAGGATACTATTGCTATTACCACCTCCTATAAAAGTACATGCTGCTGAAGCTGTGTTTAGGGTACCTCCTGCTATAGTAGATTTGGTACCGGTTACTAAATTGGCACATCCCCCTCCTATTGTTCCATAACAAGTATCTGTTATAAAGTTACATTCTCCACCTCCAATTATTGATAATCCACTTCCAGCAAGATTAAGGGAGTTTATTTCGTTATTAACACCACCAACAATTGTAGAATAATTACTTCCAGATATTTGGTTAAATATCCCTCCTCCCATAAAACTATATGAAGACGATAAAATCTTACTCCCTTCACCAGTTACTATAGCACTATATGAACTTACAGTGTCTGTTCCAAGACCGCATATTTTATTACTACGTCCACCACCTATAAGAGCATATGATGTATTAGTATCAATATCATTTGAACAACCACCTCCTATAAAGCTACGTGCTGCTGAAGCTGTGTTAAAAGTACCTCCTACTATTGATGAGTAATCACCTGTTACACAGTTTGATACACCACCTGCTATTGTAGTATTTGTTCCTGAGTTTGTGTGTGATACACCAACTGTTAGATTACTACCATCAAAGGTCATATTAGCTTCTGCATTGACATTTGTACCATCTATATCTGTAATAACTCTATTATTGCCAGAATTTGATATAGTTAAAGCTCCATCTACTCCTTGTGCACCTGTAGAACCTTGTGTTCCGTTTGTTCCTTGTGTTCCTGTTGTCCCTTGGGTTCCATTTGTTCCTTGTGTACCTGTAGTACCCTGTGTTCCTGTTGTCCCTTGGGTTCCATTTGTTCCTTGTGTACCTGTAGTACCCTGTGTTCCTGTAGCTCCTTGAGTACCATTTGTTCCTTGTGTACCTGTAGTACCCTGTGTTCCTGTTGTCCCTTGGGTTCCATTTGTACCCTGACTTCCCGTTGCACCTTGTGTACCAGTTGTTCCTTGGCTTCCTGTAGTGCCTTGAGCGCCTGTAGCACCTTGTGTTCCTGTAGTACCCTGTGTTCCATTTGTTCCTTGAGTACCATTTGCACCTTGTGCTCCTGTTATTCCTTGAGTACCATTTGCACCTTGTGCTCCTGTTATTCCTTGAGTTCCTATAGCCCCTTGTGCCCCAGTTGTACCTTGTGTTCCATTTGTACCTTGGCTTCCTGTTGCACCTTGTGTACCAGTTGTTCCTTGAGTACCATTTGTACCCTGTGTTCCGTTTGTACCTTGTGCACCAGTTGCTCCTTGTGTGCCTGTAGTACCTTGAGTACCATTTGTTCCTTGAGTACCATTTGTACCTTGGCTTCCTGTTGCACCTTGTGTTCCTGTAGTACCTTGAGCGCCTGTAGTACCTTGAGCGCCTGTAGCTCCTTGAATACCATCTTCACCTTGGGCTCCTTGTGTACCTGTTGCACCTTGTGTACCAGTTGTTCCTTGAGTACCATTTGTTCCCTGAGTTCCTGTTGCACCCTGCGTACCTGTAGTTCCTTGAGCGCCTGTAGTACCTTGAGTACCATTTGTACCTTGGCTTCCTGTTGCACCTTGAGTCCCAGTTGTACCTTGTGTTCCTGTAGCTCCTTGAGTACCTGTAATTCCTTGGGTACCAGTTATCCCTTGAGTACCTGTAGTACCTTGTGTTCCTGTTGTGCCTTGAGTACCATTTGTACCTTGTGTACCTGTAGTACCTTGTGTTCCTGTTGCACCTTGGCTTCCTGTATCTCCAGTTGTGCCTTGTGTGCCTGTTGTACCTTGAGATCCTTGTGCTCCTGTTGCACCCTGTGAACCAGTATCTCCAGTTGTGCCTTGAGTTCCAGTTGCGCCTTGTGAACCAGTGTCTCCAGTTGTGCCTTGTGTTCCAGTAGTTCCTTGTGTGCCTGTAATACCTTGTGTGCCTGTTGTTCCTTGTGTTCCTGTTGCACCTTGTGAACCAGTGTCTCCTGTAGTTCCTTGTGTTCCAGTAACTCCTTGGCTTCCTGTATCTCCAGTTGTGCCTTGTGTACCTGTTGTGCCTTGAGTTCCTGTAACCCCTTGTGTTCCGTTTGTACCTTGTGTACCAGTAGCACCTTGTGAACCTGTATCACCTGTAGTTCCTTGAGTACCTGTTGCTCCCTGTGAACCAGTATCTCCTGTAGTTCCTTGTGTACCTGTTGTACCTTGTGTTCCGTTTGTACCTTGAGTCCCTGTTGTTCCCTGTGTACCAGTAGCTCCTTGGCTTCCTGTATCTCCTGTAGTTCCCTGAGTTCCAGTTGCGCCTTGAGATCCTGTATCTCCAGTTGTTCCTTGTGTGCCTGTTGTGCCTTGAGTACCATTTGTACCTTGTGCTCCAGTTGCACCTTGTGCTCCTTCATCTCCTATAAGGGAAATTGAAAAATATAAAGGATCTCCATTACTAATTGTCCAGTTATCTCTATCAATATAAACAATATCTAAAGTTCTCCACGAGCCATTATCTGTTTGACCTGTAATGTAAAATTGGGCTTTTTTATTAGTATTGTTTATAGCATAAAGTGTAATAATCGCTTTATTATCATTAGTAGATTCAGTAAGTGTATCTAAAACAGAAGGTCTACCTAATCCATCCGCATCTGTTTCGCTTACATAAGCTTCATAAGAATTACCTACTATACCTGTAGTCCAATCAATACTTAATCTGATATCTCCACTTCCAGGGTCTGCCGCTGTTGTTGAAGAATCAAAGTCATAAGGTATACCATAAGTACTTATACCATCTGTTCCTGTAGTACCTTGAGTCCCTGTTGTACCCTGTGTACCAGTTGTACCTTGTGTGCCTGTAGTGCCTTGAGTACCAGTTGTTCCTTGAGTTCCAGTTGCTCCTTGAGAACCAGTATCTCCAGTTGTTCCTTGTGTTCCTGTAATGCCTTGAGTACCTGTAGCGCCTTGTGAACCTGTATCTCCTGTAGTTCCTTGTGTTCCAGTAGCTCCTTGGCTTCCTGTATCTCCAGTTGTGCCTTGTATTCCTGTTGTGCCTTGTGTTCCTGTGGTTCCTTGAGTACCTGTAGTACCCTGAGTTCCTGTTGCACCTTGGCTTCCTGTATCTCCCGTTGTACCTTGTGTACCTGTTGCTCCCTGACTTCCTGTGTCTCCAGTTGTACCTTGTGTACCTGTAGTTCCTTGGGTTCCAGTAACTCCTTGAGTTCCTGTAGTACCTTGAGTCCCTGTTGTACCCTGTGTACCAGTTGTACCTTGTGTGCCTGTAGTACCTTGAGCTCCAGTTGCACCTTGTAACGATAAATCAGTTCTAGTAACTAGATTACCAGATCCGTCGGTTAATAATATTTTATTTTCTGTTGTACCAGTTGGTACTGAAGTTAATTTTGCTGAAGAGCCTGTTATAAAAGTACTAACATCTAAAGAACCTCCTATACCTACATCACCTGCAGAATCTATTGTAATTCTATCTGTAAGTGTTCCACCTACACGAGTTCTTAATCCAAATTTAGAGTCACCATCAGTACCGTCTGCTTGGAATCCAAAGAATCCTGATTGAATATAGGTACTACCATCATAAGCAAAAGCATTTACTGCTCCAATATAATCATTATTAGCAACTGAGGAAGAAGCTGCTGCCGTACCATGTGATTTGAAAAATCGTATGTCAGGACCATCAGAAGTATCATCGTGTTGGGCTACTCTAATTTGTGCTTCTCCACTTGATTCACCAACTAAATCTAATTTTACTTGAGGAGTTGAGGTTCCGATACCTACCCTTTGATTAACCGTATCAATAGCTAATAGATTAGATGAAGTAACTTCTGTATTAGCTCCAACAATAAGGATTTCATTTTCATCTCCTAAATTTCCAAGCTGTAATGCTGAGCCGGTAATGCTACTACTAACATCTAAAGAATTTAATGTAGCGTCTGATCCGCTAACTATAATTTTTTTCCAATTGGGCATATCTACTTTATTAGGTTGGTTACTAGAATATGTCTAGCCCACTTCCCCGAAGGGCCGTAATATAGTTATAAATATTAAGCTTTTTTCTTCCCTCGTGTTTGTTTTTGAGTAGATTCAGGGTCGTTTTGAAGTGCTTCCTCTAAAGTTTTTTGTTTAGCAATTTCTTCATTTTGAATATGATTTTCAATTTCCTGAATTTGAGAAGTTGTTTTATGCTGTAACATAGCTATAAAAGCAGCATCTATACCTGTAATAGGTAAATAATCTAAGGACTTACGTAAAGCTTTAATTTCTCTTAAAGTAAGATCATCTAGGGAGTATATTGTCATGGTTTTATATTTTTAGTCCTCAAATCTACAAAATGTTTTTGGAGTTTCAAAGTTAAATTGTAAAGCGTCTCTACATATTCTCCTTTAAATAATCCGTTTTTTATAGTGACTAAAATAAATTCTAATTCTTTTTCAGATAATTCTACTTGTGTTTTTTCAATAGAAGTAGAGGAGGACTCTGTTTTTTGAGTCTCTCCTCCTACTTGTAAATTTGAAGCTTTAAAGCCCATAAACCTTTTTAATATTTTTTGGAACAATTTTTTTTAAATATTATGAATAAATCCAAATATCTTCACTATCATTAGCTACATATAGATTACCTTTTTTCTCATATCTAGTATCTGGAGCATTTGCACCATTTGGATCATTACCTGCTGTATTTACAACAGCTGCCATAAATGCATCCGGGGTGAATGCTGTATCACTTGCGTTAAATGAACCTGTTAAACCGAAACGAGTGGTAGCTGAATCGAATCCAAATACTTCGCCAATATTTTGGGTACCTTGTTGTATTACTATACCACCATCTCCAGCAGTATTTGAACCAGAAGCCATTAAGATAAATCTATCAGCTACTTGTAATTCTGTAGTGTTTTGGAAGGATGCTGTACCTTGTACAGTTAAATCACCTGTAATACGTGAATCTCCTGTTATAGTAAAGGTAGAACCATCATCTGTAGCAATTGTATTAGCAAATTTATTTGATGTGTTATCCCATTTAACAACAGTATTATCAGTTAAATCAGCAGCACCTGATACTGCTATATTTACAGCAGAAGAACCATCAAAAGAGAAATCTGTTAAACCTCCACCAGCTGTATCTGTTAAAGCATTAGCTAAAGTATCAGCTGTTATTCCTGTTAGTCCTGAACCATCACCTGTGAAGGAACCTGTAAATGAACCTGTAAATTCATTTTCACCTAAGATACCTAAAGAATCAGCAATTTGAGTAGTACCAATACCACCATCTGTTACTTTAATACCTGAAGCTCCAACAGTAATTGTAGAACCATCGTTTTCTACTACAAATGTACCTCCTGAAGTAGTTAAACCATTACCTGCTAATGATCCTGAATCTACTGAAAATGTTCTAGCTGCATTACCATCATAAGCAGAACCGAATAATCCATCACCTGGGGTTAAATCAGCTAAATCGATATTTACATCTCCAGTAAATGAACCACTGAAGGAACCTGTAAAGCTATTTACACCAATTGTACCTAAAGAATCTGCAATTGCATCTGTATCAATTCCACCATCTTTAACACTGATGGTTTTAGCAGCACTACCATTATAAGTTGTACCTGAATCTAAAGTTAATGTTGCATTATCAACTGTTAAATCATTTAAATCACTACCTAGTGAAATACCACTAATAGTAGAATTTGCTAATGAAGAATTTGGTACATTATTCAGGGTAAAAGTTAAAGTATCAGTACCTGCGTTTGCTGTAATATTTAAACCTGCTCCTGAACCAGATGCAAATGTTAAATTTCCTTGAGAAGAATCAGCAAATAATTCAGTACCATTGAAAGAAGCTGTTGTAAAAGCGTGCTGTGCTGTTACCGAGGTTATATACCCAGAGTCGTTGTTAAACTGCGATATATTAGATCCTGATACCGCGACTTTTTTCCATGTTGCCATTTGATATATTTATTTAAGTTGTTATTTGATATATTTATTTAAGTTGTTATTTTATTATACATATGATCAAGAAGATACTCCTATCCAAAATTCGTCGGAATTGTATATAATTCCTCCTTCTACTGCTGTAGGTTTACTAGCATATTCTATTAATTGTAAAACCCCTGCACTGTTAACTTTTATACCTTGATCTGTATTAGCATTTTTAATTAAAAGTAAATCTCTTCCTGTTGTGTCTCTTATTTCAAATCTTGAAGCACCAGGGGCTCCTCCTAGTCCTAAATTAGTACCATTAAATCTAAGTTGTGCTTCACCATTGATTACATCTAATTGCCCAGTAGCTGTTAAAATATAATCATTAACATTATTTTCAATAGTAAGGCTAGTACCACCCGTTGCATTAACTGCATAGGCACCAACTTTTAAGGAATCTATAAATCTAACGTTTGCCATTTCTATTTTTTAATTTTTTAATTCTCTTCCTGCACTTACATCTTGTACATTTGAAGCATTGCCCTCTACTTCTCTATTTCTTCTAGTTCTACCATCACTTAGTTTGGTAACATTAGGATCAAATATATCAGAATTAGATACTGCTTCTGTTTGTATTATTACTTTAGATTTAGAGTTAAATTTCTTAATAGAATTTAATTCTTTTTGCATTACTTCTGGGATGATATATCCTCGTAGTCTTATATTAAATGTTCCTTTTACTAACCTATCTTGACCTTGAGTTAATTCTGTAGCAGTTGTAAAACTATCTATAAAAGCTCTAAATTTAAATCTTTCAGGATCACCCCAATAGGCATCAGAAGCATATTCACACGATTCAATTATTTTATTTAATTGTTCCATGTAATATGTTTGGATTATACAACTATATTCTAAAGTGACATAATCAGGTACTGCTACAGCATGGAATTGTTTAGTAGGTATTCTATTGTTTAAAGCTGCAAAATTAGAATAGAAATTTTTAGGATTAAATGCTTTTTGGAATGTACCATATAGATTAGGCATATTAGCATCTAATTTATTTGTAACTGTTCTATCTTTAGTTATAGTATCTCTTTTAATCACTATAATGGGCAACATTACAGCTCCACTTTTATCTCTATAATATCCATCTTTTTGAAACGATTTCCACCTTTCAGGAGCACCATAAATTATAGGAACATTTCTTCTTTGACCATTTTGATATACAAATGGTTTAATTACATTTTTAAAATAATAAAATACTGCTTCATCTAAATCTTGTATACCAATTGTAAATTGTTTAGCTGTATCTCCTTTAAAACTTAATTTAGTAGATCTATTAAAATCAATCCCAGTTTCATTTTCATTAGGGTTTAATTCAGCATTAGGATTTCCCCTATGTCTATCAAATGCATTTTGTAGACCTTTACTTATCTCTTTTTGAGTTTTAGGTATGGGTTTTCTATATTCTGCCATTAAAATCTTTCTTTATAAGGTGATATAGCTACTTTATCTCTTGGTATATAATAAGTATCAACAATAATTGATAAATTTGTCCCAAATAAGTCTAAATCGGGATTTAATGGGTTAGGAGTACCATCTGAATTATTATTAGGATAATCAGGATTTTTACCTGACCAGTATTGATTTGATACTGTGCTCTGCACTCCGTAATAATTTTCTTGATATAGGATAATATCTCCTACTTCAGGTACTACATCAGCATCTACTAAATCATCTCTTAAAAATGCAAAACTAATACCTTGAGCAAAACTTACTTCTTCAGATGATATAGGATATGATTGATCTTCTCTGTTTATTAAACAATCAAATAAGAAGGGACCATTGTAAAATTTTTCACCTGCTGCCTCACCATATAAATTTACTTTAGTTTCTTCTATTTTAAATTTATAAAATGCAGCTTGTTGGGTAATAACATTACCCATAACTTCTCTATTTAAGTGTCTTACCAGAGATACATCTCTCTGTCTTGCAAACATTGCCATATTATCCTATATAAATTACTCTTGGTACTTGTTCTAACTCTTTTAATACTGCATCTGCTTCTCTTACTTTTCTTTCTAGTAAAGAAGCACGAGAATTTTCATCAAAATATGCTCTTAATCTTTCTAATAATGCTGTTTTTTCTGCTGTTGCTGCTGCTAATAAATCTGATTGGTTTAAAGTCATTTCAGCATTAGGTATAGGAACAGTACTATATTTACCACGAACATACCCTAAAATCTCTTTACATATAGCTAAAGTCATTTCAAATATCCATTGTCTACCAACTGAATTAATTAAACTATAAACAGGATTTTGGTATGGCATATTAGATACATTTGTAATTTTATCTTCTGCACAAATTAAAGAAGCATTTAATCTTTCATCTCTTAAAATATATTCAAACCAAAGTTGTCCAGCATTTCCCTCTAAATTTGCATCCCCAAATCCTGAATTAAGGCTTGGTATAGGGAAAATTCTAATAACATTATTATGTACTTCAAAACTATAGTTAGATAATCTAACTTGAGTATTCATTTCAATAGCTTGAATTACTTGTATATCATAATTTAAGGGCATCATTAAATAACCATATCCTCCACCAAATCCTCCTAGTCCCATTAATCCAGCAGCAGCTACACCTCCAAATCCAAACCCATCATAAGGGCTAAGATATCTGGAAGATGCTGGGATTGGTTCTTCATAAAATATTCTTTTAATTTCTATACTACCTGTTATAGGTGGGTTTTGTTCTTCAGCCCATGTTTTAAGATCATAATCTTGTATACTACTAGTTAAAGGAATATTTCCTTTATACCATGGAATATCACCACCAACACCAGCTTCTTCACCATATTGTTCAGATAATCTAATTATAGTTTCAAAATTAGGTCTAACTATAACTTCACTTAAATCTACATTTTCATAGGGAAGTCCAGTAAGATCTAGTACATTTTCTCTAATTAAATAAGCATATAACTCATTTCCATACATTGTTATAGCTTCTTCAAATGCTGTAAATATTGATCCTGTTTGTAATTCAACATCCATCAAAGGATAACCTAAACGAGTAGTTACAAACTTTGCTACTTTAACACAATCAACTTGAAATTCAATATCATTATTATAAAAACCAAAAGCTGTTGCGTTTGGGTTCCAAATTGGATCGCCATCATAAATTGGAATATTCATACTATACCTAGTTTTATTATAAATATGAAAAAAAAGACCTCAAATTGAGGTCTAATATTTTTATTTAAAAAATTTTAATTTTATGTTAAAATAGTATATCTCCAACCTCCATCTAAGTAAACATACATAAAATGTTCACTACCACTTACTACAAATTCAAATGTACCTTCTGGTCTAGTACCTGTTGGGATTGCTGATGAGGTACAACCAATTAAACATGATCCAGAGTTATAAGGAGTATTATCTGCATATGACGCAGATGTTGCACTTAAAGCTGTAGTAGCAAATGATGCGGATGTTGCATTAGATATAGATCCAGATAAAGAACCTGATTCATCAACACCAAATGAACTTGTAGTTGAACCACTTACAAATATAATTGAACTATCACTTACAAATAAATCCCCCCAAGGATTATCTACTGTTCCTAATGTTGAAGATGCCTGACTAGGAATAATACTTCCTGATATACCCATACTTCCACTTACTATTAAACTACTTGAAATAATAAGGGAACCAGTTATTGAATGTGATCCTGTAAAGTGTCTAAAATTATTATCTAGTTCTTCGATTGTTAAAGCTGAATTTTTGCCACCCGAACCTGTTCTAAATGTTAATGCCATTTTATATTAAATTATTTTTATTATAAATATTAAGAGGAACCTACAAGGTACTCTATTCTTATATCTTTATTGTTTGCTTTAGCTTTTATACTATAAAGTGAAGCAAATGAAGAATAATATTGTATATCAACATATCCATCTACTACATAGTCATAATAATTACTACTTTCAAATTGAGCATTAGATAACATCATTGATTTACCTGGATCTAATCTGAATACTCCTTCATCACCCGAGCCTACATCACCTGTATTTGGTGCTTGAGCATCTGGGCTATGTTGAATTAAGTATAAAGAAAGATAATTATCACAATCTAAATTAGTAAATCTTAAATATTTTACTGTATTTCTAACAAATGAACCAGCTACCTGTGAAGCTTCGTTATCAACAAATCTTAAAAGTTCAACTCCTGTTTTTTCCCATTTAGCTGAGATTGTATCAATTCTTCTAGTTAATTGATTTACACCAGGAATTTTGATTTGATTAGTTGCTATTTCTTCATTACCGTTGGGAAGTAATATACTTTCCCGTATAAATACTTCTAATGAACCAGTAGGAGTACATAATGCCATAATTTTGTTTTATTATAAATATGATGTTAGTTCTTATTATTATAAATATATGATCCAGAAGTAGTAATTGATATACCTCTTTCTACTGCTTCTTGATAATATTTTAATAAATCTTCTACAATTGAATCTCTATGGTTAGTAGTTAAAGTAATAGCTTCTAAATTTTTAATTTTTCTTGCTGCTGTATATAAAAATTTAAACCCAGAATCTGATTTTTTCTTTAGATCTGTTTGGTGTGAATCTCCACATATCATCATTTTACTTCTTAAACCAATACGTGAAGTAATCATTTCCATTTGTTCATGAGTAACATTTTGTGCTTCATCTACTATAATCATTGAATCTAAAAATGTTCTACCTCTCATAAATGATACAGGTACAATTTCTATTTTACCATCTTCAATAAGTTTTTCGATTTTAACTTTATCATATAGTTGGTAAAAATTTTGGTATATAGGTTGAACCCAGGGATCCATTTTTTCTCTTAGGTCACCTGGGAGGAAACCTATTTCTTCTTTTGATACTGTAGGTCTGGTGATTATGATTTTATCATACATTCTTCTTAACAGACCATCTAATGCAACATTACATGCTAAAAGTGTTTTACCACTTCCAGCTCCACCTGCTAATAAGGTAATTGTATTTTCGAGTATAACTGCTTTCGCTTGTTTTTGTTCTTCATTAAGTTGGAGTTTAAACTTAATTGGGTTTTTTGGAATTCTCTTAGGACGATACACGTCGTCTGTATGCGGTTTAGACGCCATAGACTTCTTAATTTAGGGGTTATACAAATGATTAAAGCAAACAGTGTAAATACGTTAATAAACGGGTAAATTTTAATATAAGAATATAATGAGATAAGTAGTATACCCATGTAACGTTTGTTAGTTATAAATATGAAAAGGATAAAAAAACCCGGCACAAGGCCGGGTTAATTTATAAAGTATGTTTAAGCTCTAATTATAGAGTATTTAAACCATTTACTTTGATCAATCCATAGAATTCAGGACGTACCATCTTCTTAGCGTAACGAGTCAAGAGACCTTTACGTGGAGTAAACGTATCTGGATCGTATACAAGAGGAGTCATGATTAATGGAATGTATGGAGCAAATACAGCACCAGCTTCTAAGAACTGTCCACCTCTAAATCCTAATAGGATTTGGTTTTCTTTCATGTAAGGGTTCTTATAAACTTTCTGACGGCTGTTAATAGCACCTACTTTTTGTACACCAAAAGCGTAACTTGCTTTAGAAGTATCACCATCTGAATCAGCAGCAAATCCTGGAATAGATTCTAGGATAGTACCTACAGTTGGAGAACATACTAGGAAGTTAGCACCACCTCTAAGAGTTTTCTGGTGGATGATGTTACTTAATTTTTGGATTTTAGTTCCTAAAGTTTGGAACCACTGTCCTTGGCTATTGTAGAAACCTAGGTCTGAAATAGTACCATCAGCACCGTTATCTACGATAGATCTGTTATTTACAGCTGACCATACTTCTGTTCCAGCAGCAGCAGACTCAATCAACATATCTAGGATCTCAAGGTCAATTTCTAGTGAAATGTACTCACTTAAGATAGAAGTTAATTCAGCTTCAGCATCTAGAGCATGGTAAGCGTTCAAGTCTTGTGCGAACTCAGGAGTCCATACAGCTTTCAACTTACGAGTTTTAGCTACGATAGCAGATGATTTCATCTGTACGTTAATTTCTGGGATAGAAATTGGAGTATTTCCTCCGTTTAATGAATTGTTTCCATCTTCGAAATCACCTCTATATTGGTCAGTTGGTTGTACCTGGTAATCTACAGTGTAAGATCCAGCACCACCACCACCTACTTCAGATGAAGAAGAAATTACGAAAACTACGTCAGTTCCTGATACAGTAGTAAATTGAGGTAAAGCAATACCTTCCTCAACTCCAACTCCACCTTCAAGAACAAATGCTCTAGCACCTTCGAAATCAGCATTTTTGTTTGCAAGACTAAAAGTTACAAGTCTGTACTTGTTAGCTGTAGCAGAAGCTGAATAATCAGAATCGAAGTTTAAGTCAGACCAAGAGGCTGTAGTTGGTGTAATAGTTGCTGTTGATGCAGTATTATTGATTGAATAACTAAATCTACCAGCTCCGTAAAGACCACCTGTGTTAGTATTTCCAAATGGATCAGCACCAGCATCACCATACATAGAATCACCACTAGTAAATGGATTCTTAGAAGTTCCATATTGGAAATCTAGGAAAAATACAAGACCAGAAGGTAAGTTCATTGGTTGTACTGATACGAATTCTTGAGCAGCGATCTGTCCAAATACTTTACGTACTAAAGGAAGAGCTACGCCAGCCCATTGCTCACCTACACCAGCAGTAAAGGTACCTTGTGAGGCACTACCACCACCCGTTTGAGAGCTTTCTACTACAAGTTGCTTAGCTTGGTTTTCAAGGATCATTCCCATGTTATTTTTGGAAGCACCTTTCAAACCTTCTAACAAACCTGTTTTTTCCCACTTTTCAGACAATCTAGCGGCATCGCTTTGTACTGAGTGATATGGGTTTGCACTTTCTAATAAAGTTTGTAAACTCATGATTTTAAGTTTTTTTAAGTTTTAATTTTTAATTTTCTTTAATAATTCCAGCTAATTTTTGCATACGCGCAAATGCAGCGTTTTCAACAATTGGCTGTTTAGCCTTAGGAGCAACTCCTGTAGCTTTTGAAGCACTACCTTTTACTTCATTAATTGGGGATTTTGTCATTTTAGATGACATACCTTCGTTTAATGTTTCAAAAATAACTTTTGCTTCTTTTACGGTTGCAGCTTTATCAAAAGCTTTTAACACTTTAACTTTTTTGTCTTCTGACAAATTCTTAGATTTGAAGATTTTGTTAGTGTAAAGTAATTTAGCATTTAGTAAATTAACTTCTTGAAGTTCTTTTTTAAGTTCTTCAATTTCAGCTAACGCTTCTGAAGTCATAGCATCCTGCATAGAACCTACTTTAACATTCTTTTTAAGCCAATCAGCACCTTTAGAGGCGTTTTTCATGACAAAATTAATAATGTTTTCAAGTCCTCTAGCAGCTGCATCTGGATCACCTTCTTCTATTTCCATTTCGGTCATAGCTTGTTGCATAGATCCTTTTTCAACATTTTTCTTTAACCAATCTTTACCTTTTTTGGCATTCTTGATAACAAAGTTAATAATGTTTTCTAGGCCTCTAGCAGCAGCATCAGGATCACCTTCAGTTACTTCTTCTTCATTAATGGCATAAGCAGCAGTTGATTTTCCAACCTTTTTAGGATCTAATTCTTTTTTACTAGCTCCTCTTGTAGGGTTGTTCTTTTCATTCCAGCTTACTTCGTCCATTTCCATGATTTCTTCTTCTTCATCTTCCACTTCGATATCCATATCCATTTCTGATTCTTCATCATCCATTTCCATTTCTTCTCCAGCTTCTAATTCACCAGCTTCTACCATGTCTTTAATTACATCTTCGATAAAAGATTTAAGATCGTCTTCAGTCATGTCTTCTAAATCGATTTCTTCCTCTTCCATTTCACCTTCAGCTTCTTCGTCTTCGCCTTCTTCTTCGGCTTCGTCTTCTTCCTGTTCGGTTACTTCTTCAGATTCTTCAATTTCTTCAGATTCTTTAACTTCGTCCTTATCTTCACCTTCTTCGAGTTCTGCAAGTAATTCGTCAAGATTGATTTCTTCTTCAATCTCTTCTACCTCAGTTACTTCTTCAGTTTCATTTACTTCTTCCATTTTAACATCGTCTTCTTCGTACTTATCGTACCCTTCATCAACGTCGTCTTTATCCATCTCTTCTAACTTAGCAGCTAGCATAGATTTTAAATGTGGAGTAAATGCTTCTTCTAAAGCAGCTTTGGCATTTGCTATAGCAGTTTCTTTTACAGCTTTAGCATCAGCAATTGCTTCTTTAAGCAAATCTCTGTTGTTTGACATAATCGCAAAATTTAAATTTGTGAAATACGGTTATTAGGAACCGTAATAGGGAATATTTTTTTATCGATGCCATATAAGGGATGGCATATTACGGTTATACGTATATGAGTATTTGGGAAAAATATAAAAGCCTTCAAAAAGAAGGCTTAGGTCTAAATCGGTTGAATTTAGAGGGGTTAAGTTATTGGACAAGAACCTTTTGAACAAAGAATTTCTCGTACTATATTATTTACTTTATTGTAATCGTAAACAAATGTTTGTTTTCCTTCATTTAAAGTGTGCATAAATGAACCTGGGTTAGAAGGTGTTGAAACAAAATCCCAACATAATAATTCAAAGTCATCTTGTACTTCCATTACGTTACCATTTTGCTCTAACGATCCCATTCCACGAGATGAAACACCTACTGTTACACCTGCTTTAATTAGTTCTTTAAGTATATTACCTGAAGGAGTAGGTAAAATTTCTATTTTACCCATTACATTATCTCCATCCCACCAATAGTCTGAGATTAAATGAGATACGTTTTGGAGGTTTATAACTGAAGATTCTGGATGGTCTAGTTCGCCCATTGAGCGTCTTTCTTTGATAAGTTCATCATACTTATCCATTTCTCTATTCCAGAGATCTTTAGAATAATATCTACCATTTCCGTTTTTAACTTCAGCAGTAGCTAAAATTCCTTCAACCATTAAGTTACCCGTCTCCTTGTTAACATTTTCTGTTAATTGAAGAGGGTTAACCTTAAAGGTATTAGTTTCTATTAAGAGTGATTTACCCATTATCTATATTTTTTTTAATAAAATCTATAGTTTTCCCAAAATCTTCAACTTTTGGTTTAAATGTATAAGAACTAAAATCAGGGAAAGGAACGGTTCCATCTTGGGTTATTTTACTAACACCTGGGTTAGTAACAATATGTACAGTAAATTTTTCTTTATCTATAAATGGTTTACCATCAGTTCTTTCTGCATCTAAAGCTACAACAAATCTACCTTTATTGTCTGTTGTATCACGGCTACCATCTCTTCCATCAAAAGCTTTAAATCCTGTAAATTTAATAGGTATTTTTTCGCCCCTATAGCTTACAACCATATCATTTTCATTTAATTGCTCATTTTCATTAATAGTTTCCACTTCATCTACGATTTCTTCTCTTTGATATGTTTTACCACACATTTTTTCATACATTTTTCCCATCTTAGCTTTTCTTTTTTCTAAGACTTTAACTTCTTTTTGCATGGCTTTCATTTTCTTCTTATCTACTAATTCAGATAAGTTTTCATCTTCGGATACCATATTGATACGGCTCATTTTACTTTCAATAACTTCATCTATTTTATTTAATTTAGCTTCTAAAGCTACAATTTGGGCTTGTTTATCAATTTCAGCTAAATCAGTATCAATTGATTCTTTTTTAGCTTTTTTAGACATCTTTTTCTTTTCGATTTTTTCACCTTTTTCTACCCCAGCACCAAATGCTTCTTCTTCACCTTTATCTTTTTTATCTACACCTTTAGCACCTTTATCATCGCGCTGGAATTCATCATATGATTCTCCCATTAAAGATTCCTTAACCACTTTTTTAAGCTTATCCGAATATCCACTAGCAGCATATTTACCACTAACTTCTTCCAACTCTGTATCTTCATATCCAATTCCTTCTACACCAAAAGCAGCATTTTTCATATAATACTGACGATCTTTAGCTAAATTTTTACTTACAATTTCTTTAATTTCATCAATTGTTTTATCTGGGTTTTGTTTAGCTTCAAAGTAAACACCATTCATTACTTCTTGACCAATTTGATTATCTAAATTCTTTTGATCTTTATAGTCAAAATTATGGTCTTCAATTTCTTCAACAGATTTAGCTACTTTTTTAGAATCAACTTTTACAGCTTCATCTTCTTTTTCTCTTTTGCTTTCTTCAGCTAAAAATTCAGCAAATTTATTTTCAAAATCTGCTTTAGGTGTAGTTTCTATTTGGCTAATAGGTTTAAGATCAATATATCCTAAATTTTCATTTAGCAAATCTTTAAATAATTTTTCTGCTTTTTTCATTCTTTTGATTTTAGTAATGTTTCAATATCTTTAAAATAGTCAGTAATTAAATCTGTTCCTACTACTACACCAAAACTTTGTGGGTTATTTCTGTAGTATTTTATAGTTTCAATTTTACTCTGACGTAGTAATTTTTTTAGTTCGTCTAATTTATTTTCAAGTACATCAAAAGCTCTTATACGTTCTTCTTGGAAGTTTTTAGCTTTAGATTCTTCTTGTTCAATTAATTTATACTTATACATATCCATGAGGTTTGTCATCTTTGAATAAGTTTTTAACTTCTAAACCACTACCTTTTTGGACATAATTCCCATTTTTATTTTTAGGAACTAATTTAAATTTAAATTTTTTAACGTAATAATTATCCTTTACACCTTCTGGTCCTGCTTTTGGGCCGGGTCCTAATGTTGCCCCTACTCCTTCAGGTAATTTTTCCTGTTTTTTAGGTTTTTTAAAAGCATATTTAGTTAAATAAGCACCTGCACCTGCTGAAGTAGATATTTCTTCTACTTCTTCTTCATTCATAGTAAATCTTTTATAAGATTCAGGATAATTTTTTCTAATATGTGTTCTATATTTGTTAAATATATTACGAATATCATTTGCAATATCATCAATTACTTCATCTTTAGTTTCACGAGATAAAGCAGTTATAAACTTTCTTAAATCTTGAAATTCTTTAAAGGTAGAACCAATAGCAGGTACATTTTCAATATCCCATGAAATAGCACCAGTTTCAGGGTCAATATCTACAACTGTTGACTTAACACCATCTCTTACTTCAGTATCCCCTACTTTAAATTTTTCACTAAGTTTATACTTGAACCCCATTTGCTACTTTAATTTCTTTTACTAATTCGTAATATTGTAACAAGTCAACTAAATTATCATTTGTAATTTTAGTAGTTTTATCTAATTCAACTAAATATTTAGCTACTTCTGTAATTTTAATTTGTGTAGCTTTATCTTTAATATTTTTAACTTCTTCGTTTAAAGTAGCTTGTAAGTCATTTATTTTACTATTGTAAAAATCTCTTAATCCAGGGGTTGAATCTACCGAATTAATAAATTCTTTAAGTACTTGTTTTTGTTCTGTAGATAAATTTTCGTATTTAGAATTAAATTTTTCTAAAAGTACTTTATAAGTAAGAATTCTTAAATCTTTATCATATGTTTGAAATTCCTTTAGAACATCTTCTTTAACTTCTTTTTCATTTACTTCTTGTTTAGTTAAATGTTCTAATAAAGTTACTTTATTATCTATTAATTGTTGGGAATCACTAGCTTCTTTTGAGTTATATCCTTCAATTAAAGTGTATAGTGAAGCTAATTCTTTATAGTTTTTAATTTTAGCACCAAAGAAAACATCTAAATCATAATGTTTTTTGATTTCATTAATTAAATTATATTTTTGTTTTCTTAACGAGGTACGATTAAATTTAGAAGAAGATTCTAAAATAGTAGATATTACCATATTAGCTCTTCCTTCATTTAAAACTTTAGATTTTAAAATTGATTCATACAACTTATACTCGCGACCCAAAGAAGTTTTTACAAAATGTTCTTTAAGTATATCAATAGCTGGAGAATCTCCACCTTTTAATGTATCCGCAGTAATTTGACGCACCAATAGTTCAAATAGGATACCCGTATTTTTGTACTTGGAGTGTTTAATTTTCATCAAAAAATATATTTATTTATAAATATGTAAAGATTATTATTCCTTTAATTGTTTTTCATCTAAAAGTGATGTATTATCTTTATCATGTTCAAATACTAATTGTTTTTTATTCATCTTTTTGAACATACTTTGATTTTTTAAAAAAGTACTTTGGGCATTTTCAAGAGCTAAACCTGATTTATTTGTGTCTGTTCTACTATCTCTTGAATCATTTTTATCTGTATCTTTCATACGTTTTACACCTAATGGGTCTTTTCCAAAATTACTATCTTGTTTCCCATGTTTAGTAATACTATCTTTAGGACGACCTAAATCAGAATCCTCATCATACCCATCAGGAACATTTCCAGGATCAGAATACATTCTTCCTTTACCATACAATGAAGCTAAATCATGAGGAGTACCATAAGATTTACCGGTTTCAACTGGGTCATTACCTTCGGCCTCAATTTGTGCCATTCTAAACTTACGTTTAGCATCTTCACGCATTAAATCTCTATATTCATCATATTGATCCTCTGATAAATGGAAAATATTATCATAGATCCAATCTGTAGGGAGTAATCCTTCATTTTTAAGTGATGTAGCTAATTCAGTTTTAGACTTCATTAACTCAATTTTTTCTTGTTCAAATATAATAGATGGAGTTTGCATTGATAACTCAAAGTTAGTTAATGCTTCATCTCTATATCCTTGAGAATATAAATGAACAAGTGCTATTTTATTAAGTTCTGATACTAGTATTCTTTGTATTCTTTCAATTGTACGAGCGAAACGAATATCTTCTGCTGCTAATGTAGCTTTACCTTCAATGTTTTCATCATATCCTAAGAATGCTTTTGGTATCTTAAGAGCAGCAAATAACTTATCTCTTAAATATTCAACATCTTGAATACCATCATATGCTAAACCAGGAGTGGTTTCAATTTTTGTTGTTGTGTCATTTCCACGAACAGGGATGTAGAAATCCTCCATCATGTTTTGCATGTTATATTTCAAATTGTATTCCCCTGTCTTTTGGTCAACATAAGGAGTACGTTTCATTTGAGATATAGTTTTTTGCATAAAATTTTCTATTTCATTTGGAGGAATAGATCCAACATTCATATAGAAAATACGTTTTTCAGGGGCACGAGCAATTCTATGGATCAACATTGCATCCTCCATTAGCGTATATTGTTTAAACAATTTACGTCCCGGTTCAATATATGAACGACCATAAGGGAGATAATTGACATCACCAATTAATCTGAAATGAGCCATTTCATAATTATCAAAAAATATCCCATTTTGGTTATTTTCAAAAGATTGACCAGGAACTCTGTATAATCCAGAATTAGAACTAACTAAACCATCTGGGGAATATTTGTATCTAATTTCAGAGGGGTTTTCAGGATTAAATCCTTCTTGTCTTTCAATATGGTAAGCAGTGTAAGGTATAACATTATAAACACCGAATTTTTCTGAAATTTCTAATTTTAAGAAAAAATCTCCATATTTAGACATTTGTCTAACCCATGACCATAAATTAAACTCAATATTTAAAACATCATAAAATAAATTATAAAGTATTTTTTGGATATCTTCGTTTGAAGAACGAATAGATAATACTTCACCCATATCATTTTTTAATGTAGATTCATCAGCTATAATATCTAAAGCAGAAGCTATAATTGCATCCTGATCCATTAAATCATATTCTGAGTATAATTGGGGTCTAAGGTATTGATAGTTTACATTAAATTGGGATCCGTATAAGGAAGAAGGACTAGTAGAAAATATTCTATTATATCTATCTATTAATGAATTTGTTTGTAGTTCACCACTAGTTTGAATTGTGTTACTATCAATTACTTTTACTTGGTTCCCCCCTGCGTTACGAATAATAACGTCAGTTGAAAATAATCTTTGTAATCTACTAAATAAGCCTTTATCTGCCATTGTATATAGTTATTGTTATAAATATTATTATAGGAGCCAACTAATATCTTCTTTACCATGGTTTGTGTCTATATGGTAAGGATTATCAACTCCACTAGAAAAATAGCCACCTTGATAAGTAGTTCTATTTACTTTTATATTACCTAATGCATTTCGGGTTGCATCTAAACCTCGTTGTCTTAGTTTTAAAGCCGTATCTCTAATATACATAGCAATACCAAAAGACATAACTAAATCATCGTTATATCCTGATTGTGCTTCTGCTCTTCCGTTACGCCAAATAAATACTTTCATTTCCTCTATCAACCTTTTAGATTGAATTGTTACTCCTTTATCACTAATATATTCTTGAAATTTACCTATTACCATAGGTCTAGTTCTAGATGACATAGTAAAACCAGCTACCATTTTTGAATGGTCTTGGTATTTGTCAAAATACGAATCAGCATTACGGGAATCACTCCTTTGTGAATAGTAGAGGTTAGGGTATGCTCTATCAATTGCTACTTGTATAGTTGCCCAACCAATATTTGCATTTTCTATTACTAACATTGCTTCATTATACTCCGTAGCTAAACCAACTAATAAATGACCATATTCTTTTGTTCCTAATTGTCCTTTATATTCTGCAACTTGTACATTATTTTCTACATCAATTACATGACATGCTGAATAATCTTTTCCATCACCTCTAGATACATCAGCTACTACAATATAATCTCTTGAATAATCAGGTGATTCCCAAACCCATAAATTTTGATCTGCACCCCGTTTTTCCATGGGATCTTTTATATAAGTTTTTTCGTAATATTCTATATATTCAGGATAAAATACAATATCACCAGAAGTTGAAAAATCACAATCACATTCTTGAGCTGCCATTCTAGGATCTCCTAATAATTCATCTTGTCTATCTCTCCATGCTTGGTCTCGTTCTGGGTGAACATACCATGGCAATTTAATAGGTAAAAATTCATTTTCTGCTGCTTCTGCTCTTGCCCATGTTTGATGAAACCAGTTACCTGTACCATAAGGAGTGGATAATGCTATACACCCACCACCAGTTGCTAATGTTTGTTGAGCTGATGCCCATATCTCACCAATATTATCAATGAATGCTGCCTCATCAATTAATAGTAAAGATACTGCTTCGGATCTACCAGCATCTGAACTTGCTGAGGTAGCTTTAATTTGGGACCCATTATTTAATCTTAATGTTAATTTATTATTTTCATCAGCATCTACTTTAAGCCAAGAAGGTAAATTCTCATACATGAATTTTACCTTTGTAACCATGTTTTTAGCAGTTTCCTGTTTTGTAGCAATACATAGAATATTTTTGTCTTTATGAAATAACATTAACCATAAAGAATAACCTGCTCCTAAAGTAGATATACCTAACTGTCTTGATTTTAGTACAATACTATATGGATTATCTCTAAATAACTTGAGTACTTTTTCTTGAAAGGGGTATAGATTAAATTGTATGCGACCACGTTGTGGGTGCTGTATATAACAGTATTTACGCATAAAATGTACCGGATCTTGGGCACATTTTAAATATTCTTGACGTATTACTTTTTTTAAATCAGACATATATTATTTTACTAAAAGGATTGTTGCAATTACAGCTACAACCCCTGCTCCAGCAGTTAGTTTATTTTTAAATTTTTGCTTTTTTAAATCAACTTGTAATTTTTTTGAAAGCTCTTGGGATAGTGCTAACTGGTCAGTTTTAGTAAAAAGAATAGAATTAAAATTATCTATTTTAGAATTTAAATTAACGATAATACTATCTTTTAAAACTACTTTTTGTTCTAAAAGTTTGATTTTATCTACAACTAATATCAATTCTTCTTTAGCTCCATCACCTGTAATTAAATCTTTAATTACTAATTTCGCTATTGGCTTTTTTAATTGAATCGAAGTACTGTCTGTAACGTTCTGTGAAAAACTGTTGAAGCTCATCATTGTTAAAATTATCAACAGCGTCCACTTTAGTGCTAATTTCATACCTTAAATTGTTTATTTTATTATCTTTAAGATCAAGTTCTTGATCTAATACCCCAATTTGTTGGTTTAATGTATCGATTTTAAAAGTCAATTCGTCATTTTCACTGTGTAACGAATCGACTTTTTTTTCTAATGCTTGAATTTTAGCATTATATTCCTCTACATAGTCTTCTTTTTTATTAAAAAATGCAAAAACTATAATACAAGCTCCTATTATAACTAAAAGGTTAAGATTCTTTTTTAACCACATTATTTTATTTATCTATGATAGCTTCTAACTCTTTTTTGAGTTTTGTCTTTTTCTTAAGATCAGCTACAATTTTTTCTTTTTCAGCCCCTTCAGCTTTTTTATAATCGCGAGCCAAAGATTTCATTTGTTTAGTTAATTGAGCAAGTTCTTCCTTTGCTTTAGCTAAACCTTTAGTTGCTTTTAAATCTGCTTTAGTTGGTTCTTTATCTTCTTCTTCTGTTAAACCTGCTTCTTCTTTTGCTTTAGCTAAATTAGCCATTGCTTTAGTTAACTCTTCTGTATCTTTAATATCTTGTTGAGTTTTAGCATCTTCACTTAATGTAGATAAAATTTCTTCTTTAATAAAGGCTGTTAATTCAGATTTTTTCATTATATAATATAATTAGATTTTATTATAAATATATTAAAGGCCAGTAATATTTAATATTTGTTTAATTCGTTCATCTGTAGATCCAGATATTTCTTCTACTACTGGACATCTATGGCCATATCTTTTGATGAGAGTTGTGATTGTAAAATCAATTAAATCTCTATAATGTTCATCTGTTTCTCTTACACCATTGTCCTCAACAGGAATACCATAAGGAGAAATATAAAAAATATAATCATATTCCGAGATAAAGTCTTTAGCGTACTTTTCAAATTTTTCTTTTTCATTTTGACCAATTGATTTAGCATTTAAAGTAAAAGCCATAACATCTATTACAGTTCTATCCGTAATAATATTATCCTGAAATAGCTCAGAACAACGTTCTGCTAAAAATACTGTTTGACCTTTTAATGTAGAATCAGTATTAAGTGGAATACCCTGCTCCATTAAAAATTTAGAACGTTCTGTTCTAAACATATAATCTTTAAATTGTTTTGTTTCTTTTAAAGCATTAACTAATGTAGTTTTACCTACACTCATTGTACCACATAAACCTATTTTCATATCTTAATTTCTATAATCTGACAATTGTGATTTCATTGATTGATTTTTATAGAATGGAATACCTTCTCTTTGACGTCTCATTTCCTTCCAATCTTCTTCTGTTTTTTGATAACCATAAAGATAATATTCTGCTTTTTTCTCGTTACCTTCAGGTATTAAAGCGGGACCATCCCAATTGTGTAATTTACCATCCCAGGTATAAGCAATTGTACCATCTGGTTTTGTTAATCTTCTTGATTTTGGAAATGTTTGTCCTGTTTCTATGCTCATAATAATGTTTTTATTTAATGTAAATATACGAAAAATATTTTAATTCTCCAAAAGTGATTCAGCAACATAAGTACCTTGTGCACCACTTACCGTTATACCTCTAGCTGATAAAGCATCGCCTACAAAGTGTACGTTAGGATACTTAGTGAGTGCTAAATTAGTATAATCGACAAGTGGCTCAGGTGATAGATATTTTACTTCAGGAACATAAATACCCCAATCATCTTCAAGTGTTGGGAATACTTTTTTCATATCCTCTATAAAATCCAATACATACCAAAAATAAGGTTGCATTGCTTTAGTTATTTCATGTAGTGTATCTACTTTAACTGCTGATACTTCTACACCTTCAGATGTTGTAGATGGTTCTCTACTTGGACTATAATATAAACCAGTACCATCTTTTTGTAGTTTATTTACTACATCTCTAGACCATTCAAATGGTTTTTCAATACCTCTAACTTCCATTAGAATACCAAAATTGGTCATATCATTTCTAAATGCTTCATCTTTTTTGGCATGTCCATTGTAACTATGGTCTCCATATGTTTCTTCTACAGCAACATAAGCAGCGTTATTATTTGTACAAAATGAACGTAATGATACACCTTTATCTTCATATTTTCTGTATAATTTAAAATCATATGAGATATCAATTAATTTTTGGAAGTGTTTTTGTGGTGCTTCAAACCTAACACCTATTTGTACTGGTTTTGGTTCAGTTGGTAAATCATATTTTTCAGCTAATTGTTTACCAAAGTCAATACCTGATTTACCTACACCAAAAATAAGTTCATCATAATCTATCCAATCATCTCCTAACCCAATATGTACTTCTTGATTATCAAAATCAATATCAGTTACTTTAGTTTCCCATACAAACTCAACACCATTATCAACTAAATAGTCATACCAATTTTTACCTATTTCATGTAAGTAATCTGTACCAACGTGCCATACAGGGAATAAACGTAATCCAAAATATGGTTTAATAAAATCAGGTTCTGCAACTGGATTTGAACATTGTACTTCTTCTGGTTTAGGGTGGAAACGTTTAAAATTATCTATCACCTGGTCAAACAATTCCATTGCCTTTTCTTCACCACAATATTTAGATAATTGTCCTCCAATTGAAGTATGGTAAGTTAATTTACCATCAGACCAACCTCCTGCTCCTAAAAAGCCCGTCATTACTTCTTCATAAGGTCTTAAATATGGATCTTTACCCATATCAATAATAGTGATTTTACCTTTAAATCCATTGTCAACTAGCTTAGTAGCAGCATTTACATTTGCTACACCTGCTCCAATCATTACTACGTTTTTACTCATCTATACTTTTATTTTTGTTTTTTAAAAAATCTCTCAATATAGCTGCTTTTTCATAATACTCTCTTTCAACAGCAAATTTTAGCATATCTTTTACTCTGTCTTCAGTAAAATCTATTTTATCCTCTTTTTTTAAATTATATAACCAAACTGGGAGAGGTATTCTAAATCCTCTTTGTTCCATTTCTATCATTTCTTTTGAGGTAAGTTTTTTACTCATATTTGTCCTTTATTTTAACACGTTAATATACAAACAAAAAATGACCCATCCAAAGGATGGGCCACAGCTCCATAATATTTTTTAATTAAATCGACTGGCTATGAATCAGTCTATATGTTTTTTATTTTTAATTTATAGGTTGAAAAGCAAATAAATAAGCGTTTCTTACTTTAGATTGCATAGCTTCTCTTTCATCACTATCGTACTGAAATGAGTTTGGGATGATAGAATCGATATCGTACGCATCTTCTACTTTTCCAAATTGTCTAACATAACGCTCTAGTTCTTCTTGTGTTTCATCTTCACCATAAGGTTTAAGGTAAACATCTACAAATACATCAAAAGCTGCTTTTTGACCTTTATCTAATCCACTTAAATCAACACCAGATAAATCATATTTTTGTCTTGGAGCAGATGGTTTACTGTCTCCAGTCATTTCATCGTTGTAATAATCAACTGCCATATCTACGATATTGCTAGAAGGTACATCTTCTTCTCTTTGATCATAGTAGTATTCTACAGAACTATCTATAATAGCTTGTAGAACTTTATCTGAAATGTTTGGTAATTGAGCTTTAATACCTGCTTCTACTTCTGCTTGATAAGCAGCATCATCGATTTCATAGCTATATTCGTCAAAAGAAAAAGTTAATTCTTCTTTTAATAAGCGACCTTCAGCTAAATATTTTCTTAAATCAAAGTTATCCATTTTGTTTTAATTTTTACTTTTAAATTTATCTAATACTTGATTGTAAATATTTTCTAAATCTCCTTCTAGATCACTATCACCTTCCCAATTTCTTTCAAAAGCATAATAATCATAAACATCTTTAGGAGTATTTAATTTTTTAATACCATCTAAAAACTCTTTTGCATTATCTTCACCACTAACTTCTTTTTCGAAGTTGTAAACATACTGTTGAAGGGGAGTTAATTCTTCTTTTAATAAGCGTCCTTCAGACATAATATATTTCCAATTTTTACCTCGGTGATCTTCAGGGTCAGCTAGACCAAAATGTTTTTCAGTAAATTTATCATATTCACTTTTACTAATATCCTGTCCCTTAGGGTATGAATCTAAAAAATCGGATAGTATTTCTTCATCTTCATATGATTTTACTACCTTTAAAAATTTTCCATAAGAACCCATTTGTTCTTCTTTAAATAGTCTACCTTCCGCTAAATATTTTTTTAAATCGAAATTATCCATTTATTTTTATTTTAGTTTATGATTTGTCCCAATCTTCTTTAAAGGCTTCCATTTCTTCAACAGCTAATTTAAGCACTTCTTCATATGTGTTAAATGGACCTTGCATTTCAAAATCACCAAAAGATACATACCCATCTAAATAAAATCCATCATCATCTTTTCTTATTATGATCATGTCTTTATGTTCTTCATCCCACCCTTCCATTGGTGCATCCCATGCTTTAACAGCTATTTCGCCATCTTCTTCGCTATAATGTAGGTCTGATAAGTCTTTGATTTCAGTCCAGCCACTAGGTGCTTTCATTTCTTCTTCAAATAGCCTACCTTCAGCTAAATATTTTTTTAAATCGAAATTATCCATTTATTTTTATTTTTAAATCGGTTGTACCTTTTAATATTCGGTGTATTCTACCTTCTGTTATAAATATACGATCTCCCTTTACTAATTCAAAGGGTAATTCATTATCCATTTGTAATTCCCATCCTTTACCTTCTAATATCTCGATATCTCTATCTTCAGCGTCTTGATGCCAAACTAGTTCTAGTTTATTTACATCTTTCGAAAACGTTCTTATATTACCTTTATTTTTGTATGGCTGCATTAGTAAGTTTTCAGTAGAGTAAATAACTTAGAATAAATAGAACTTAAATTAGTTGGACCACTACCCCATTCTGCTTCAACTGTTAAAGTATTATCTATTGTAGTATCAAAAGTTGTATTATTAACATCACTAAAAATTTCAGTTACAACATCACCTGATGAATCTGTTCTAAATTGTATTGTACCTGCTGTTGCAATTTCAGCAGTTCCAGTTCCACCAATTTCTCTAATAGAGAAATCAATATCCATTCTCCATCTTTTATCGCCAGTAACCCCAGGCATAGATATTATTCCAGTATCTGCTAAAACTACATCTCCAGCTTTAACTGTAATTTCAAGTGTTTTATTATTTTCAGCATTTACTACTCCTGAAAAAGTAGCTTGATATGCATCTCCTTTAGTAAAACCATTGGCGGGAACCGATAGTGTTCCAACTCCTCCCCCAATTAAACTACCTGAAATATGGGTGCTACCTGATATAGGTGATGATGAACCTGTTTGGCTAAATAAACCATAGTTAAATGGAAAATAACCTGGGAGGGATGAGACTGGGGTTTCTATGTTTCTGTTATTAGAATCTCCAATCCAAATATAATTTTCTTGTAAATCAGCTGACAACTGATCAAAAGAACCAGTTGGTGAAGTAAAAGATGAACCGGATTCAATAAGTAACATACCCCCTACTGATATTTCTAAGTTACCACTTACATTTGAAATAATAGCCGATGGGTCACCAGGTGTATCTGATTCAATTGAAATAGAACCCGATTGTAGGTATAGTTCGGCAAATGGTCTATCTACACTTCCTAATGTAGATCCTTGAGGAGTAGATGGAACAATATCTCCTGAAAGAGTAATACCTGAAGAAGTTATAGGTAGGTCAGCATTTAATGTATCTTGAACTGTTTGTTTTTTAGTTACACCTCCTTGAACATTTACTAATAGTTCAGTTCCATCTAAAGCAGATGAGGCAGATAATTGGGAAATTGGTAAATTTGGCATTGTTATGTTATTATAATTTTATCTCCTGTTTCTTGTAGTAAGTCAAATAAATTTTCCTGTAATAAAAATCCCTCTTCTACTGGTGGGGTAGGGGTGGTTTCAACTCTAGGTCCTTTTTTATGTCCTTCTAACCAATGTAAATAAACATTGCGTTCATACGTAAGTTCATTTATGTAAAGATTATATTTTCTTACTTGTTCATTTAAGGGTAAAGGAGATATTTGCGGCAATTGTGTAAATTTTTGCCAAGGAATTTCATTAAATATATCAACCTTAAATTTAAACATCCTACCAAAAAGTATTCATATTAGCACCTAAACCTAATGCTGAAGCATATCTTGGTAAATTACAAGACCAATATCCCGCTTTTGTTCTATCTTTTTTATTTTTACAATTGTGACGTGCTGCGAAGGCGTTACGTGCTTCTTTGTTTTTTATTTTAGCTCTTAAACCACCTGATCCAAATGATACTTTTTTAATCTTTTTAGTTTTAGGATCACGTACATAAACATAATATGCTTTTGAACCACCACGTTTTGGTTTGTTTAGTGGAACATCTTTACCTCTAAATTCAGCTTCATCTAATTCTGCTTCATTTAGTTTGAATCCTCTAATTTCATCATCTGTAAGTTCTCTACCTAAAGCTTTTTCAAAGGCTTTAATCATTCCTATTTCAGTACTAGCTCCTCTTTTAAGTTGCTTGATAACTCTAATTAGTTCTTCTTTTGAAAAATTATAATCAACTTTAGCTTCATTTAACATAGGTAAATCTAATGGTACAGATTCGCCTTCATATAAAGCAAATTCACCTAAATGTGTACCAATTAACGCTTCATCTTCTTCACATAAATCGATTACATTACGTGAATACATTTTTCTAGCTTCTTTAATTAAAGCTAAATGTTTTTCTGAACCAATACGATATACTGTTTCAAATAAAGGTATTTTTTTATCTATATGGTATTGTAAACCTTCAGATAATAAAGATTTTACTTTACCTTCGGTTAGTAAAGGGCCTCTAATTTTAGTTTCACAAGTATTACATCCACATTTACACATAAGTTTATTTTATAAGGTCACTATATTTAATTTCAATTCCTGTTCCCTTTTTAGGTAATTTAGCCATAAATTTTGGGTATGATCTAAAATCTAACCCATAAGGATTACCACTGTGTTGAGCAACTATAAATACAGGTTCAAATGGGGAACCATCTATCTCCTCCATCGTTTCATATATATGATCAACTTTTACATCTAATATACTTGTATTTTCATTAAATTTAAAGTCTTCAGGTTTAAATGTTTTACCTACTACAACAGTTTTTGGATCATCCGTACCAAAAATATTTTTTGGATCTTTGCTGTAAGGGGAATCAGTAACTACTACTAATGTAATACGGTCATCTGTTCCCTCTTTATACATTTCATATCTCTCTTTATCAGGGAATTTTGGATTTGGTTTTAGAGTAATAGGAAAATTAGGATCATTAAAGGCAGCTTTAATAAATTCTTTTCTAAAATCTGTTTCTTTATCATTATTTAATGATGCCCACCTAAATCCTTCGGGTTGTTTAAGTGATATATTAGCAACTCTATCTCCTGATGGTGATAATAAAGCTGTATCAGCTTTTAATTTATTCTGGGTACCTCCTGCTACATCAATGGCTTCAGCTACATTATCATATGTTAATGTTTTATTATCTCCTATAAGTTTTACAGTAATAGGGGATTCTTTACTAGCATAAGCATTAATATTTTTATTAAAGTTTTGTTCATTTAATTTACCCCCAGCACCTTTTTTACTTGTACTAACTGAAATATAGATTTCACCAAATTCCTCAGTGTCTAGTTTAAATCCAGGCATTGAATCCTTACTTGCAGGGCCCGTTCCAGCTTCAACAAATTCTATTTCACTATCTAAAACCCCAAAATAATCTTTTAAAGCTGATTTAATTTTATCTATATCTTTTTCTTTACTTGAATTAAGTCTATTAGCATATTTACCACTTTTAAATTTTTTTACTTCATTATCTTTAGCAAATTGGCTATTATCAACAAAATCTTGTGCTGCTTGGATCGATTTAGATTTACTAATAGCTTCTAATATAATTTTTTCCCCAATAACTTTACTTAATAATGATTCTAATAAAGCAACATCAGTAGGGTTATCCATATCAGGATACCCTTTTTCAAATTTATAAGAGAATTTTTTAAAAAATTTATTAAATGTGCTCATTATGCTTCTTCAGTTTCCGTTTCAGTTTCTGTTTCGGTTTCAATTTCTTCTGCTCCTTCAATATCAGCTCCTGCACCTGTTGCTGTTTTACCTCCATAAGATAATAAACGGGCTACAGCTTTAGCGGCCATTTCTTCTTCATCCAAATTAAGTAGGTAATATTTTTTACCTGATATTTGGGCTATCCAACTTCTAGGATCAAATATAAGAACAAAGTTTTCACCATTCAACAGATTTATACGGAAAGTTGAAGGACGTGGAGCGATCCAGTCTACTGATTCTAAGAATTTATCAAAATCAACTGTAAGTAAATCTATAATAACTGCTTTAAGTTCAGGAAATTTAACTAGCTCATCATATGCGATAGCAGCATCTTCTCCCTTGCCTTTTTCTTTATATACTTTTTTTACAAGTACTTTTATTTTTTCTTTTAGTTCAGAAGCTGTCATTATTTTTTATCTTTTTTAGACAAATAAGCTGCAACAGCCATTTTACGTCTTTTTTCTTGAGATTTACCTTTAAATTGAGGTGCATCTGAATCTTTAAAATCTTCAATATGTTTTTCTACTGATGATTTTTTGGTAAGTTTTTCTTCTAAAGCTTTTATTTCACCACCTTTATTATAGATGTTTGATGCTTTAGTTTTACCTGTACCTTTATCATATGATACATTATAGGTAGTAGCACCAGTCATTTCTTTATTAACTTTAGTGATTTCACCTGGATGTCCTAAGTATGTTACTTTATCGCCTACTTTGAATTCTTTTTTCTTTCTGCTATCCATTACCTCTTTAACGTGTTTTTGGATAAGGTGTTTTAAAGGTAATTCAAATTTTGTATCAGCATCTACTTCGATTTTTTCTTCATCTATAGTACCTGAAGTACGTCCTCTAGCACCATAAAAGTCTGCTTGTGCTTTAGCTTCTCTTCCTAAACCACCCATTACGTGATCAACTATATCTTTTAAACCTTCAGCTGAAATATCTACTGGGGTGTAATTTCCATCTGTCATATAAGAATCTCTTCCAGCAATACCTGAAGAGCCTGCTTGTCTCATTCCTGCTTTTATAGCATCTTTTTGATCGATTCTATAACCACCCATTCTACTAATCATAAATTGATCAGTATCTTTATTATGTTGGAATATTACTGATTGAGGGTATGGACCATCTCCGTAGCTTACCATATAACCTTCAAATCCAGCTTCTCTTCCATCTGGTCTACGTTCTTCTACATCATATCCTTGTTTAGCAAAGTAATCAAATAATTGACCACCATCCATTTCTTCTTTTAAATTATATGCTTTCTTAACGGTTTCCATATCAGCTAAAGCTCTTCTTTTTAAGTCATCATCTCCATCCTTTTCAGCTTTTACAAGCATAGCTCTAACAATTTGTAAATGATCTTCAGGTGATAATTCTTCATTTACTCCTTCATTCATATCATAATCACGAAGTTGTTTTTGAACTTTATATAAACGGTCTTCTAACCTTTCTAATTCACGTCCATATCTATCAGCTACCTCACCACCTTCTGGTTCAGCTTCTTGTTCCATATCTCTGTATAATTGGGCAATTTCAGCTTCGATTTCAGCTTTTATACCTCTTAAAGTTAAAGCTTCATCGTAGTCAATTCCACCTCTAGATGGTTCTGGTTGTGATTTAAGTGCTCTAAGCTTCATAGCGTATTCACTATTATCAATTTCATTAACATCTAACATAGCATCGATTTGGTCTACTTTTTCTTCACCATCTAAATAGTGTTTAGCAGCTACCATATAATCTCTTGCTTTGATAACTTTAGATTGCCACCAGTGTGGAAAATCTACTTCTCCACCTTGATCGTATTTATCCATCATTTTATATAGTTCAGCTGCATATTTAGCTATTCTATATAAATCTTTTTTAAGCATGTGAGGTTCGTTGTCTTGATGCCCAACGTCTAGATCTTCATTTAAACCATCAAATTTTCTTTGTTTTAAAGCAGCCATGATAGCGTATACAGCATCTTGTTCACTGTAATCATATCGTTTAGCCATTGCTTTAATAAACTGGTTTACTTTTTGAGTTACTTCAGGGTTTAGGTTTTCGTTTAAAGATTCGTACATAGCATCAACTCCAAACTTAAATTTAATTTCATCTATTGCATTTTCAGCTGCTTCTTGTTCTGACATACCTGTAGTATGGGCAAGATTTCTAATAGATTGAAATACATCTTCCATTGAAGAATCACGGAATTTATCTTCTTCTAAACCTTTCATTTCGAGTTCATCTTCTTGACCTAATGCTTTATCTTCTTCACCATAATCTGCTCTACCAGAAAAACCAGTATCAATATTTATAGTATCATCTATATCTAAATCATCTTCTTTAATATCCTGTTTAATTGTAACAGGGTGCATTTTGCCACTGCCTTTAGGGAATTCAAATTCTTTTTTACCTGCATCTCTAGCTGCGTCTGCTGCTAATACAAAAGGGGATGCCTCTTTAACTGTAAGAGCATCCTGGATCATTTCTTTAAGTTTGTCTAAGTTCATATTTTCAACTTTTTTCTTAGCTTGTTTAGTAGCAATACCATACATAACTTTTTCCGCATCCGCACCGTACTTTTTAACTAGAGCACGTTTGTTTTTCAACAAACCTTTGAGAGCGATTTTTCTTTGCTCCAATTCGTTTTCGGTGAGTTTGCGCTCGTTTAACATATTATCTTTCTACTACGTGTGTTCTAGTAAAAAAGGTAATTGAGTTACCGATTTGATCGGCTAATTTTGTATCACCAATAGCTACTGCATTATCGTAAGCAATTTTTAAGCTATCTTGGATTTCTTTTTCATCAGCTGTAAGACCTTCTTGTGCATCGGAAGCATTCATTGCTGGTTCTTCAACATCTACTTCTACTTCGTCTTCAATTTCAGCTTCTACATCTTCTTCTTCTTCTTCTTGAAGTAATGAAATAATATCTTCTTTAATTTTAGCTTTAAGTTCAGATACTTTCATTTTAGATGTAGTTTCTTCAGTTACTTCTTCTGTATTTTCTGCTACAGCTTCAGTTTCTTTTTCTTCTGTTTTAGCTAAGGTATTAAGTTTGTCTAATACTACTTTCATACTAGCATTAGATTCAAAATCTACTGCTTCTTTTTCTTTAACTTGGTTAAAAAAATCTAACATAGCTTGTGCCATGGTTTTGATATTTGTTACCTCAGAATTAGTTTTAGTTAAGGTAGAAGAAGGTAATTCTACTTCCTCAACTTCTTGAGATTCAGTGATTAATTGGTCCTTCACTTCTTCTTTAAGTAAAGGATTGTTTCTTAAATATTCTTGATAATTAAAATCGCTCATTATAGTATATTTTTATTTATAAATATTAGTTTCTTTTGTTACTGTTACTTCTTCGTGGAGAAGTTGAACGTGTAGTGCTTCTAGTTGTTGAAGGTCGAACTACAGAACGTGTAGTAGTAGACCTAGTAGTAGAACGGGTTGGAGTTGATATCGTTCTATTTGTTGGTGTATATGTTCTATTTTGCACTTGTAATCTAGTTGTTGCAGATCTTGTTCTATTACTTACTGAAGGAGTTCTAGTAGTATTTCTATACCCATTTATATATGATATATTAGATGTTCTTCTATTTATAGAATAATAATTCCAATAGTTATAGGGTCTATCCCATCTATTCCAATACCAGTTGTTATAGGGATGATACCAATCCCATCTGTTCCAATATGAGTTATAACCTAAGTAAGGATTATAAAAATTATATCTATTACGAAACATAGGATTACCCCAGATAAAAGGCTGATCAAATGTGTATTGGGAAAAATTATAGTTGAAAGTATTTACTCTATAATCACTAGATCTATAAATAGCATCTACCTGAGCAGCATGGTTTAATGTTGTGTATTGCCATTCAAGACCACAACTAGTAAAAAGTAATACAAGTACTAAATATATAAATCTCATTTTTTCTTTTTAAATTCAGCTTTTTCAGTATTTTTTACAAACTGTTTACCTTTTTTACTACCACGTACTTTTTTAGCTACAGTAGCTTTACGTTCTGCTTTAGTTAGTGATTGAGCTTTTTTACGAGGTAAACATCTAGTTGTAGGTTTACCTTTTTTCATTGTACCACAAGGACCAGCTATATTACCTGAGGTATTAATTCGGACCCAATCTTCTTTACCGAACCAATCTTTTAAAGATTCACGTAATATTTCTTCGTAATTTGGGGTCATTTGTTACCTTTATAGTCTTTACGTTTTTTACCTTTAGTACCCTTAATTTGACCTTTACAAACTTTTACAGCACGACCAGATAAATAAGCTGAAGATTTTTCTCCTGCTCTTTTTCTAGCAGCAATATAATCTCTGCCTCTTTTACAAAGTTTAGATTCATCTAATTGCATTCCATCATCTTCAATATCTTTAGCAATTTGCATTAAGATAGTAGACATTTCATCTGAGCTTAAACCTTTTGTTTTTCCACCTGGGAAGTAATTGGAGTAACCTTGAAGGTTATCCATTATAAATTTAATGGTTTCTTTAATTGAATCTTTTTTTTTCCAATCAAATCCTGTACCTTGAATAGTTGAACCTGCTTTAGGATCAGATCCTGCAAATTCATCATCTTCTTTTTCTGTTAAAGAACTATATTCAACTATATCTTTAATTTTTTGAATATGAGCTTTTAAATAAGAAATTTCGGCAGCGGGGATACCTAAATCGCGAGATAAATTAACAATTCTATCTACAGCTTTTTTTGCATCTTCTACATCGCTTTGATCACCTTCTTTATCTCTTAATACTTGTTTTTCAATTTGAAATAAAATATCATGTCTGTAAAGCCATTCACCTACTTCTTTTTCAAAATCAGTTCCTGTAGCCCAGTTATTATCTTTAAATTCTCCAGCTAATAATCTATCTCTTAAACCTTCGGCTGCTGGACAAATATCAAAGTGTTTATCTTTATATCCTTTATAACCATAACTAGCTATATTATTGTATTTAGAGTATTCATTTATACCTCCTCTTTTTATGCTTGAAGATTTAATAATACGAACTATGTCTAATCTATCATCATCTTCTACATGGAATACTTCATATTCACCAAATTTTTTACCATGGTATTTGTTTCCAAAATTAGCTAAATCTTGAGCTGAACCATAAGCTTCAATTCTTTCTCCAAATTCAACTTCCCATGTTAATTCAGGATGCATTGAATTTAAATATTGAGCTAAAAATTCTAGTTGAGATTGGTTTTCTTCTACTCTATCTCCAACAACTCCAGCTTCAAGTTCTCCACCTAGTTTAGGATCGTCTCCACCACCAGTTACATTTAATGAACCATCTATATCATCTTGGTTGTCTATATCTAATTCATTTAAATATCTCTTTATATTCCAAGCATGTATATCAAAATTGTCTTTCATAATAATATATTTATTATAAATATATAAAGTTACTACTTAAGTGACTCTAAATATTCTGTAACCTGTTGAACATATTCTTTAACTTTTTCTTCATTAACTTTACCTACCCATCTTTCTACTTCACCTGCTTCAGATACAAAGCTATTGTTGCCCTCTTCTAATCTTTCTTTAACCCAAATTTTAAATTCAGCTATACGATTATCTATTTCGTTGTTTTTAATATTACGTTGGTATTCTTCAAATTTACCTTCTTTTCTTAATTGAATTTCCATATCAATAACACAACCCCAACATTTTTTATGTATATTATAAAATTGTTTATCATTACGATGTTTCATTACCTTTTTACAATTAGGACAAAGTAAAGGCATAACGTGTGCTTTTTTAGCTTTATCTAGCTTTGTAATGTTTTGTTTGATACCATCTTTAATAGTCCAAGTACGACCATCACTTTCCCAAATATCACCTTCAGCATGGAATTCATCTGCTTTAGAAAAACCAACACTAGAACGTGTTTTTTCTCCTTGTTTACCTTGAATTAAATTGCGTAACCTTTGTACGTCTCTTTCTTGGAAATCTTTTTTTAGAACGTTATCTTTCATAAACCTAATTTGCCCAAGTCGTTTAGTACTTGGCTTATATTTTTGTATACTATACCTGTACCACCTGCTGCATTCCACCTTCCAATAGTATCTTCTCTATCATCTATTAGAATATCTGTTTTTGCTAGCTGTGGTTTAACAAGGTGTTTTTCCTTTGCTTTCTTAAAGTTAATACGAGGTTTTGAGGGAAACACGTCACCTGTATGATTTTTTACCCAAAGAATTTTTCCTAAATATGATTGTTTTTTAGCTGAGGGTGATGTTAATAATTCATAATTATAATCTTTAACAGCATCTACTAAATCAGCAGCACCTGGCATTACGGGAATACCAACCCAAAATTTAATTTTATTTTCCTCGTCTATAAGGTTCCAAAATGCTTTTGTACCATATTTATTTTCAAATTCTTTCGGTTCCATTCCTGATATGTCTCTAAAACGTTGATCAAAATCAGCTAATACACCATCCATATCTAAATAGACTTTATATTCGCTTTCTTCCTCTCTCAAACGACCTAATTCTTGAGCATATGCTAATAAACCAAATGGGTCTTTTTTCTTACCTTCACTTAGAGGTTTATTGTTATGCCCACATTTATGACATATAAATAAATCATCACCACCATCTTTTATATTCCAACTCCAGTCACAATTATCACATTCGATTTTTTCACCTACAATTGCTTCATTTAAACTATCTGTCCAATTTCTAAATGTCATATTACCTCTAACATATGCTTCTTTTTCAATAGCATCTAAATCTTCATCTTCATTAGTATTTGTAGTAGTGATATTATGTAATCTATCTTCTAAATATTGTATATGATGTATCATTTCATGCGCATATGAACGTAATATATCTTTTGGATGTCTACCTTCAGTATACAATACAATATGCTGATTATTGGGATCATAATATGCTGTTTTACCAAAGAAATTTTGAGCATTTTCTGTGTCACCATCTATAAATTCCATAGTAGGTAGAGGTTCAATATTTAAACCACTTTCTATCATATAGTTAGTTAAATCAGCTATTTTTTCAACTATGTCTATGTGTTGAGAATATGTAGCATTTTCTTTTAGTTTTTTATATCCTGAGCCATAAGGTGCAGCTTTACCTTTATGATTAGGAGCTACATTTTCGCTTTTTTGTTTTTTTAAACGTTGAGTTTTTTCTTTAGATGCTTCTTTTCTTTCTTCAGCATAATCTAAAGCTGTTTTTAAACGTTTTTTAACATCAGGATCCTTTGCTCTACCATATGCCGCTCTTACTCTTTGATGTATTAAATTAATAATTTGGGATTGACGAGCATGTGATTTAGCTTTAAAAGATTTTTTGTTTAAAGTATCTACAATATCTTGTCTAGTAGAAAATTTAACACCTACTGTATCTTTAGGATCTTCATCTGTGTATAATCTACGTCCTGAACCTTCTGGTTTTTTGCCTGTACCTTTTTTAGGATCTTTTTTTTCTTCTAATCCTAAACTAGCTAATTTAGTATAATATTTTGGATCCTCAGCTAAATGTTGTAAAGCAATTACTTTAGCTTTAGCTGGATCATCTGTATGTTCCATTTCAACTTTGATCCCCATTTTAAGTTCTTTAGGGTCAACATCTTTTTCTTTAGCTGGTGTTTGGATTTCTTGGATTTTATCTGCTACTATATTATATACTTCTTCTGTTTCTTCGTCTGATAGTTGGTCGGGTACAAATTTTGCAAACTTATCAAGTGAAACTTTAGCTGCGTTACGAGCGGCTGTACCTGATACTCCACCTTTAGTTATAATAGTACGAAGTTCTAGATTTGGATATTTTGAAATTGAAGATGTCCTAGAGGTAATATCTTTAAAATCTTCTTCGTTTCCTTCTCTTGCACCTATAACCCATAATACCTCTCTTGTAGGATGGTTTTTGGAAAAATCATATACTGCTTTAATTGGAGGAATAGAGGTAGGTTCTATTTTAACTTTAAACGGAAGATAATTATTATATATTTCCCAAATTAATAAGGATTCAGATTGGGAAATACCATTTCGTTCTTTAGCACCTACAAAAATAATAAACTCATCTATCTCAGGATTTTCTTTAAGTGCTTGTTTTACAACTTCAAAATGCCCAGAAGTAGGTGGTTTAAAACCACCAGCATATACTGCTGTAGTTTGTTTTTTTTCCTCTTCAGGTAATAACCCTTTTATTAATTCGTTTACTAAACTCATTTAGATAAGAATTGTTTTAGTTTAGATTGTGCCTCTTCCTTAGATACAGAACCATCTATAATATCTTTAGCTCCATCATCACTTAATAATGCTTGAACATCAGCATTTAATTCTGCTTTTTGTTTATCACTTCTAGCTTGTTGGGCTGGAGTTTTTGGTTTAGTACCTGTTGGTTTAAATGGGTCAAGATATTTTTTAATTACATCTTCTACATCTTTTAACTTTTCGTCTTCTAATGTGTTAGCAACAGAAACAAAATTACCTCCAAACATATCTTTATATGGTGCCCAATTTTTAGTTACACCTAACCAAGTACGCATTACAATAGAGGGTGCTAAACTTCTATCTTCACCATCTGATTTTTCAAATCTGTCTTGGTTTTGTCTTAATGAACGTTCTAGATCAGTATAAACATAAAGCATAAATACTTCATATCCTGCTTCCTCTAATTCACTTTTTAACTGTGTAGTTTGTTTTACTGATGCTGCTGTACCATCTAATATAAATGATTCTTTAGCTTCAATTGTATCAGCTACATCTCCTTTAAAATCTTTAACAGCTGCTGCCATTGCTTTTGCTGCTTCACTTCTTTCTTCAGGTGTAGAGTTTTTTAAATCTAAAGATACATTTGCTTTTTTTAGATTATTTATATACAAATTATCTACATTCATTACCTTTAGGCCACCTAGATCTAGACCACGTAAAACATATCCTTTACCTGCTCCAGGTGCTCCTGCTAAGATAACCGCTTTAGGGCTACCTTGTGCTTCTCTTAATAATTGTACTAAACTTATCATACTGTTGGTTTTCCCATTAATGCTTTAGTAAATACTTTACCACCAATTTCTCTTTTATATTCTCCATTACCTAACCACTCAATTTCTTTTCCCTTAAGTACTTTACGTACCAATTCTTCATCGTTAATAGCTTCTACACCTTTAGCTTTGAAGATATCTTTTATTTTACCTGATACTTCTACAAAATATCCTCCTGTTTTTAATTGGGATGCTTTGTAATTTACAACACTAGATTTAGCAGCACTAGAACCATCATGCCCTGTTGCTGTAAACTTTTTACCTGCTGCTTTAGGTTTAGCAGCTGATACAGCATCAATTTGAGGATCATCATCTAAATCTATTACTTCATATTCCGCATCAGATTCACTGCCTGATACATTATCTGCTGATTTATAGTTAGGATGACCTCCTATTGGGGTATAAGCGTTATCAATTAAATTAAAAATTTCTTCACTGTAATCCTTTAATTCAGAAGCAGGGATAGTAACCCATTTATTTTTGGGTATATCTATTTCATTTAATAGATCTACAAGTTTGATCATAATTAAGCATGTTTATTATACATATTGATGAAAACATCAAGTGGTGTTCTGTGACCCATACCTTCTATTTCATCAAATGTTGTTTCATTATCATATACTGGTTCTAATTTTTTAGTTATTTCAGGATTAATAACATTATCTTCAGTACCTAAAATAATAGTACGTTTATAAGTTTCACCATAATATTCATGGCTTACAGGGATTGTTCTGTTATGTAAAGCAGGATTAAACAGTAAAACATCTACTCCTAATCTTGAACCAATAACATCTGCAACATACCCACCCATACTAGAGCCAATAATCAAATCAGGCATACCTAAAGTATAAATAAATTCATGTAAGTTTAAACTTTCATAATTCATTTCGGGGGCATAAACCATACCTTTTTCAGCCAGGAAAGACACTTTAGGTCCTCCTGGTTCACTTTCTAAACCGTGTAAATATATTATCTTTTTCATAACCTTTATTTTAAATTCCACTTTCCATTCTCTGAACATGCTCATGGTGGAGATATTCAGTATAAACTCTTAGGTTTAAGTAATCGCCTAATTTACTATAATCACCTATATAAGACATATCTTCTCTAATGTCTTTGTCATATGCAAAGCAAAAATCATACTCCTCTTTTGTGAGGTATGTTTTTGTATTCATAATCTCTTCAAAACGATTAAACTCTTGTTCTGCAAAATAAACTTCTTCTGGACTCATCATATAACCTTAATTTTAATGCGTTGACTTAATTATCAACAGGGTAAATATACGACAAATATCCCGGGTAGCCAAATTTTTACACGGTTCTCTTCACAGTAGTTTGAAAAGAAGTAGTAGCGGGTTTATGTTTTGGGTTTTCCAAATCAAATAGTTTTTTAACTGAATGGAATATTTCTATGTTTTCGTCTTGGGGTCTAGGTGATTCATATATTTCCCAATTTTTACCTTTTAAACGTTTACCAGTTTTATCTGCTCCTCTAGATTTAGATTTTAACCACAGAACACCCACTCTATCTACTTTTTTACCAAAACATTCTTCATAGCATTTAGCATAAACCGCTCCTTGTAAATCATATGTAGTTTGTAAATGGTTTGATGTTTTAAAATCTATAACCCATAGTTCACCATCAATTTCACAAATGCAATCTACTGTACCCGCTACTTTTAATTCATCTGAGAATAGATGGGTTTCTGTTTCAACTAAGGTTGGTTTATATGTTTCCCAAAAATCAACAAATCTTAAAAACATTCTCCATATTTCAGGATTCATTTTGGGATTACCATAATCGTTTAAGAAGTTCATTTCTTTACCTTCAAAATATTCTTCTATTAATTCATGTACTTGGGTACCTTCTTCGGATGCTTTTTTAACAATCCAATCTGCACTGTATCCTACTTTCTTAAGCCAGTCTTGAAAATGTTTACCTTTAGGATATGCTTGTAAAACATAAGTTACAGAGGGATAATATTCTCCGTTACGTCTATAATAACGTGAATCTGGTAGTGTAATTTGTTTGTGATCTTTAGAGATCTCTAGTATTCTATCATATGACTTTTTGATCATAAAGCTAGTTTTTGTTCCATTAAATCATAATAGGTTAATGGAACTGTTTTTTGAATAAGTTTAGTGAAATTTTCGAAACCCATTTCACTCGGATCCTTATCTTGTAAATCTACAAGATAGACTTCTTTGCCTTCTGCCATTAATCTTTCACAGAATTTCAAAGCTTGTTTAATTGCATCCCTATCTAATGCAATATAAATTTTATCTACTACAGATGTAACTATTTTTTTCATTAAGCTACTCTGTATGTTTTTCCCTAATAAAGGGATTGCGTTTCTTTTTATAGCAATAGCATCGAATAAACCTTCACATATAACAATAGGAATGTTCCAATTTATTAAATGTTCATTTGGCACTATATCTCTACTTGCTGATGGGTTTCTATATTTAACATATGGTTCTTTTTCAAATGAACGAGCAGTAAAATAATTTAACCTACCATCTGCATCATATGTTGGGATAATAATCATATTTTTATATAAACCATCTTTACAATAGCCTATATTATACTTGAGTATATCGTATTTACTCACGTGTCTATTTTTTAGGTACGCGAGCGCGTGTCTAGCCATAATATCGCCATTATCCACGTTATATAGGCCAATATATTCATTTGGTAATGATACACTAGATACAACTTGTGTTTCTTTTATAGATTTAGAAGTTTTAACTAATGATTTAAGTTCAGTAAACTTTCCAGCTTCTACTTTAAGTTGTTTAAATAAACTATATATAGTAGTACCTCTAACATCGCAAGCCCAACAGTGCCAAGGATTTTTCCCTTCACGGTTTTCTGTTAAGTTAACCTCCATTTTTGGTTTATGGTGGTGACAGAATGGGCAATGATATGCATAGTTGTTTCGAGCAGTTGCTTTGCCCGAACCTAATACAGAATTAACTAATGTAACTAATAATTGGTTTACCATAAATGGTAATATATAAAACTATATTGTATCAGACACGAAATCCTCAAATTTAATGTCTTTTAAATCTTTTGTATAAAATTTACCTAAAATGTTATCGTTAAAAAATTCATCTGGTTTTTCTAAAACTTGATATATCATTTGGTATTTTACTTCAAAGTATGTTAAAGATTTTTTATCAGGGCACATTCTTAAAATAGTACGCTCAAATTCATCTTTTTTACCTTCTAAAAGTAATTGTTTAATGTCTGATTGGGAACCATAATATGTTTTCCAATCTGATTCTTTAACTACTAATTTGTATGAAGGTCTTCTACCGACTATACCTTGAAGTTTTTCTAGATCTTTTTTGCCTAGTTTTTGTTTTCTGTTATGAAATAATACTTTTTTTCCTATGTAAGACTTCCCAGAAGGTTTATGTGTAACTATGTAAATGAAACCGAATGTATTTTCTGGAAATTGAGTAATATCCCCTATTTTATGTTGTTTATAGGTCCAACTCATAAGATTGTTTTAAAGTTAATGATAAATATAACTAAGAAAACTTAGATAGACAAGCTATTATACAAATTGGAATCTGCATACTGCTGATCCATCAGGACTAAAATATAAACATCCTGCACCTGCTGATCCAGAATGCCATACCATACCTGCTTCTAGGGATGAAGGATTTGATTCTCTTCTTGAAAGTTGTAGTATACCATTATCTGAAGTAGAACCGGTTACATAAATATTATTTACATAAGTTGTTGCGTCTTTATCCGTAGTTATTTGACATCCTAGTACAAAAGAGTAACGGTTAGCAGCAGTATTATTATAACCACCTGCAATAAAACTATCATCTGCAGAAGCTGTATTAAAGGTACCTCCTACTATACTACTATTATCTCCAATAATTTTATTTTTACAGCCACCACCTATAAAAAATTGTGATGCAGAACCCGTGTTTAAGTATCCTCCTACTATAACAGAAATAGCCCCAGGAGATGTTATACAATTATCTCTACCTCCACCTATAAATGATCTATCACCTGAAGTG